CGCTACGTCCCAGGAGGGATTCGAACCCCCGACCTGCGTGGACAAGCGTATCGTTCCCGCCTTTATCTACCGCTATTTGAGCGATCATTGAGTCGGTCATTTACCGAACTTTCGACCGTTATCTATTTTACACGAAAATTAAACGGCAAGCAACCGCTCGCCGCCGACTCTTTCTATTATATATAGAAGGTTTTTATGCACGTCCGCGCAGTGTATCGTTAAATAAATTGTTGATCTGTCGGTACTGTGCTTGATCGCACCGGATGTGCAACGTTATTTCTTCGCCAGTTTCCGGGTCAATCAAATACACGTATGCCTTCGAGTTGTCGCGCCGACGTCCGCCGACAGCTGCGCCGGCAATGCCACCGAGTGGCCCCGCTACGACTGTACCGACAATCGCGCCCCCAGCCGCCTTGCCTCCGCTCCGCTTCGCCGATTCTTCCCATTCGATGCCGTCCGGCACATAGGCGCGTTTCATGCCGGGGCCGACTTCGATCAGCACTTCGCCGGGCTTGTCGCCACTAGCTACGTTCACATGACGGGCATTGTCCGGATGGCCTGCGAGCACCTCGACATTAATGCGGGTGCGGGCGAACTCTTTCGGCGAAAAAATATCTTTGAAAAATCCCACTATTTACCCTCTCCCCTCTTCTATATACGCTAATTATACTGTAAAATATTCCTCGAAGGGAGAGGTGAAAATGAAAAATTTTAGGTTGAAAGTCTTAGTTGTGCTTGCTTTGTTGCTGTCGTTGGTAGCGTTGCCACAAACACCCGATGCGGCAACAAAGAAAATGTATGTCCACTACATAAACGTTGGGCAAGGTGACTCTATCTATATTAAGGCGCCCAACGGAGAGGACATAATAATTGACGGAGGACGCGATGGAAACAAGGTAGTATCCTATTTAAAAAGGCAACATGTCGGCGACATCGAAGTAATGATCGCGACACATCCTGATGCCGATCACATCGGCGGACTGGACGAGGTGCTAAGAGCATATAAGGTAAAGTCTTTTTATGCTCCCAAGGTGTCCAACAGCACCCAAACCTACGCCAACCTGTTGAGAGCCGTTAAAAATGAAGGATTAAAGGCAAAAACGGCCGTCAAAGGTGTAAGTTTGCCTGTAAAAGGCGTCTCTGCTAAGTTTGTCGGACCGGTAAAAAGTTACAGCGATCTAAACGACAACAGCGCTGTTTTACGAGTACAGTACAATAAAAAATCGTTTTTATTTACCGGTGACGCTGAATTTAAGTCCGAGTCAGACATGATTAAATCGAGGCAAAACTTACGTGCAGACGTTTTAAAAGTAGGGCATCATGGCGCTAAAACATCCACAAGCACCGCTTTCCTAAAAGCCGTTAAACCCGCTTATGCCGTAATTAGCGTCGGTAAAGGAAATAGCTACGGCCACCCTACCGCGGATACGCTTAACCGCCTAAAATCCGCTAAAGTAAAGGTGTTTCGTACGGACAAACAAGGCACAATTATTGCCACAACCGACGGCAAAAATTTAAGTTTTAACACAAAGCCGGTTAATACGCCTACTACCAGCCCAGCGGCAAAAGCATCTTACAAGTTATCCGCATCATTAAGCAATACAAGACCAAAGCAGTACAGCACGATTTACCTGACGGTCCGAGGGCTGCCAAACGGAACAAAATATAAGGCAGTTTGCCACTATAAGTCGAAAAATACGACATACAATGGGAAAATTGGCTCGAAACTTCCTATTAAAATAAGCCGGGCGGCAAAAGGATATAAAGTAAAAGTGGATGTTTCCGCCAGCTACAAAGGCAAAACTTACAGAACGCAAACATCGTTTACACCGAGGTGATGACAGTGGAACGCTATATAATTGACCATTTTGAGGAAAAATTTGCCGTTTGTGAAGATGAAAACCTGAAACTAGTCGATATTGAACGAAGCGAGTTGCCGGAAACGGCAAAAGAAGGTGATGCACTGGTTTTTGAGAATGGGAAATACCGGATTGACAAAAAACGCACAGAAGAAATGAAAAAAGAAATTGAAAAACTGATGGATGATGTATGGGAAGATTAGAGAAAACTTCCCTCCCCTATCCAGAAAGTTATGTAAAAAAGAGCAGGTCACGCACCTGCTCAATTTTTTGCAGGCATAACAATAGGGGGTGTTACTTTATGCTTCGATTGGTTGATCAATTAGACGCCTGCTAACGAAATTATAGGAAAATTGTATTATTTTGTCTACAGGCCATCAAAAATTTTTTAAAAAATTTGTGTTTACCTCTTTACATATATAATTATACATGCTATATTATATATGTAAGGTAAATCAAAGGAGGTATATAAAATGGCATGGTATTACGGGACATATAGCTGCGGGCATGAAGGACGTGTTAATATCGTTGGTCCGGTAAAGGACAGACAATGGAAGGCAGACCGGTTTTTCTCCGAACTCTGCCCGGAATGCAAAGAGAAAGAAAGAGAACAGAAAACAGAAGAGGCAAAGAAAAAGGCCGCTGAAATGGAGCTTCCAGAGCTGAAAGGGTCTGAAAAGCAAGTGGCTTGGGCGTACTCGTTACGCCAAAAGTTCATCGACAGCCTTGATAAAGAAGATGCCGAGGACGGTTACGAGTATCTTCTCGAGTATCTCGACTGTTCATTAGATGAACTTTTAAAAACAAAGTCGTACATTCTAGAGACCAAAACATCCGCCAAATGGTACATTGATAATAGGTTTGCAGATTACAGATCGGTTCTTTTAATGGAGATGGAAGCCGCCCAGAATTATGACCCTGTAAAGCAGCAAGAAGAAAAAGAACTTGAGAAAGAAATAAAGGCAGAAGCTACCGTGGTTCCCGAAAAGTTAACAACTGAATCCGTTGCTGAATTCGAGGTTTCAGAGGGCGTCGTTCGGGTTTACTTCGAAAAAAATGAAGATTTCCGCCGTTTGGTAAAAAGCAAAGGCTATTATTGGGGAAATGGTGCATGGAACAAAAAAATCTCGGAAACAACCGGGACGGCCGAAGAAAGGATTGCCGAGCTTGGCAACATCCTTTTAAACATGGGAATTCCGGTACGAATTTATGACCCGCAAGTAAGGGAAAATGCAATAAACGGAGTGTACGAACCGGAATGCACGCGCTGGATTTATAGCCGGATAAACTCAGATAACCTGGCTATAAGATGGGACAAATACGATGACAGCCTTTACCGGGAGGCCAAGTCGTTGCCGGGAGCAAAATGGGAATCCGGCAGTATGGTTGTAAATGTCGGTCATTATAAAGAGGTTGAAGACTTTGCTGCCGCAAATGGGTTTAAGTTTACTGAAAAAGCGCGGGAAAAGATAGAACAACACATCCAGACTTTAGAAAAAGCGGATGTTGTAAAGCCAGCGCCCGCAAAAGAAGAACCAGATGCAAAGGGTTTGAAAGGTATCCTTGAAAGTGATCGGGCAATTTTACCTGATCTGATGGACAATGATTGATTTTAAAACTGATCTGCTGCCCCATCAAATTAAGGCTGTTGAAAAACTATCAAAAATTAAAGTCGGTGCCCTGTTTATGGAGCAGGGCACTGGAAAAACAAGAACGGCACTAGAGCTTGTAGCTAGACGGTACAACGTGGGTAAGGTCGACCACATTCTTTGGCTTTGTCCATGTTCAGTTAAGCGCACAATTCAGCGTGAAATACAGAAACACGCGGGAGATGTTCCCGATTTAACCATATGCGGAATTGAAACGCTATCCTCTAGTACCAAAACGACAGCCGAGCTTCGCGAACTCGTGATGTCGAAAAAAGTATTTATCATCGTAGATGAATCAAGCCTCATAAAAAATCATCGGGCAAAACGGACGGAAAGGATAACCATGCTCGCTGAAAAATGCCAGTACAGGCTAATCCTAAACGGCACGCCAATCAGCAAAAATGAAACGGATCTTTTTTCTCAATTCTATATCCTCGATTGGCGCATTCTCGGATATCGTTCGTTTTGGAGCTTTGCGGCTAACCATATCGAGTGGGACGAAAATATCCGTGGAAAAATCGCCAGAACGCTGAATGTGGACTATCTAGTCGAAAAGATCGCGCCATACACGTACCAAGTTAAAAAAAGCGACTGTTTGGATTTGCCGGAAAAGACTTACTCAACCTACTACTACGACATGACGTATGATCAGTTCGAGCATTACCGATATGTTGCGAATGAGCTATTGTTTGAAGTCAATGAGCTCGAACCGTCGACAATTTACCGTATGTTCACTGGTCTCCAAAATGTGATAAGTGGGTTTCTGGTGAACACAAAGGGCCCACGCCTAGAAAAGAAGCCGTTTTTCAAGGACCCGCTCGAAAACCCGCGAATGGATATGCTGCTGTATATCCTCGACGGTTTGGACGAGAGCGATAAAATAATCATTTTCTGCAAATACACGCAGGAGATAAACGACATTGTTCGTATTTTAAACAACAGATATGGTCCTGGTTCGGCAGTTCCGTTTAACGGCGAGTTGAACCAAAGAAAGCGTCAGAAAAATATTGATATGTTCGAGAAAAAAGCACGCTTCTTTGTCGCGAATAAAGTAACGGCTGGATATGGGCTAAACTTGCAATTTTGCCACTACATTCTTTTTTACAGCAATGACTGGAACTACGCGACTCGTTCGCAGGCAGAAGACCGAGTGCATCGCATCGGACAAAACAGCACGGTGCATATAATGGACATTTGCGCCGACAGCACGCTCGATGAACGAATCCTTAGGTGCTTAAGCCGAAAAGAGAACCTGCTCGATAGCTTCAAGGAAGAACTCGAAAAAATGAAGGATGACAAAGACCTAAAGGCATTGAGCGATTGGATAGACGGAAAAAGATAGCTAGCTCGTGCCATAGCATGTTATATTATATATGTATAAGAAAGGGGCGCGTTAAATGCCGAAACTATATACCGACAAGGATGTGCTTTCCGCAGCTCTTGAGCGATTCGAGATAATGTTCAACGAGTTTGATAATATGTATTTAAGCGTAAGTGGTGGCAAGGACAGCTCTGTTATGTTGCAGTTGGCCGCGCATGTGGCCCGTAAGCTAGGTAAAAAGTTTAGCGTGCTGTACATAGACCTAGAGGCGCAGTATAAGGCCACGATACAGCACGTTCAAGAACTGATTGAGGAAACGGATGACGTAGTCGAGCGCTTTTATTGGTGTGCCCTTCCCCTCTCCCTCCGTAATGCTGTTTCGGTCATTCAGCCGAAATGGATTTGCTGGGACGAAAAGGATAAGAAGAAATGGGTGCGCCCGATGCCGAAAAATAAGCACGTCGTGAACGAACATAATTATCCGGAAGAATGGACGTGGTTTAGGCGTGGCATGGAATTTGAGGAGTTCATCCTCTATTTTGCGGAATGGTTTAATAAGAAGCACGGTGGCAAAACAGCTGCCGGAATCGGCATCCGGTCGAATGAAAGTTTTAACCGCTTTACGACCATCATAAGCGAAAAGAAAATCCGCTATAATGATTACGGCTGGACAACAAAGGTAAAACTGGGGACGCGGCACCTAAACGTTTATAATTTTTATCCACTGTACGACTGGGAGACAGAAGATATTTGGGGCGCCGTTAGCAAGCTCGATTTAAAATATAATTATATTTACGAGCTAATGTATAAAAACGGTCTGTCCATACACGAACAACGCTTGTGTCAGCCCTACGGAGACGACCAGAGAAACGGTCTTGATCAGTTCCGGGCTCTTGAGCCGGAGACGTGGGAGAAAGTTTTGAACCGCGTGCACGGCGTAAATTTCGGCAACATTTACGCCCGTACGTCCCTTCTCGGTAATATTAAATCCGAAAAGCCAGAAGGAATGACATGGGAACAGTATGCGGTGTTTCTGCTCGAATCGCTTGGCTTGTACGCCCCGGAGCTGCGCGATCATTATTATAAGAAAATAAAGACGTTTATGGCATGGTATGAAAAAGAAGAAGGAGTAAAGCTTACCGACATCCCAGAAGAAGCGGATAAAAAGCTGGAATCCGCTAAAAAAGTAGCATCATGGCGTCGAATCGCCCGCGCCATTGAACGCAATGATTTTTGGATGAAGCGACTGTCATTTAGCCAGACCAAGAGTGACGTTGAGCGTTTGTTTGAGCTTAAAAAGAAATACGCCAATATCATTTATGGTAAGGATACAAATGACAAGCACTTGAAACAAGTAGCGGAAGAGTTGAACAAAAAATGATACTAAAACTAACAAATAAATCAAAGAATTTTTACGCGCACGTTGGAAAAGTATTTGGGTCGCGGAAGGTCGAGCAAGTCACAGGCGACCGGTTCTATGATGACGACGATAAGGTCTGGTACATCTATTTTAGACGTGGTAGTGGCGTTCCAGATACTTTCGTTTCAGTCCGACAAAATAAAATTAAAAATGTATGGACGGAGAACAGCGAACATTTAGTTGAAGTACTGAAAAAAGTCGCGAAGGATTGGCCAATTAAAGAAAGCATTGTTCCAGCTGTTTTTAAAAAAGAGTATGAAACGGCTGGATTTGAGTTTCTAGAAAATGGTTATAAAAACTTTATCAAAATACGAGGTGGCCAAAATGAATAAATTAACGTTTCCATGCCTAGATGTTAAGCTCGTGCCGACTGAAAAAGTCGTAGCCAACGACTACAACCCGAACAAAGTAGCTACTCCGGAAATGAAACTGTTAAAGCTCTCTATCGAACTTGACGGCGTGACAATGCCTGTCGTCACTTATTACGATAAAGAACGGGACATGTATGAAGTGGTCGATGGCTTTCACCGTTATACCGTATTAAAAGACTACTTTAAAAGTGATGTCATCCCTGTCAGCGTCATCGATAAGCCGCTGGACGAGCGCATGGGCTCAACCATTCGGCATAACCGTGCCCGCGGGACACATCAAATTCGGTCAATGTCCGATATTGTCATCGACCTGTCTAAAGACGGGTGGAGTGATGAGGAAATCTGCAAAAAGCTAGGTATGGAACTCGACGAGGTGATTCGGTTGAAGCAAATTAGCGGACTGAAAGAAGCGTTTGCTAATCATGAATTCAGCCGGTCATGGACGGAGTTTGAAAATAAGTATTATAAGGAGGATAACCATGCATAATGTTCTTAAAGTTGGAGAACCGTATCCCGGCAAGGTTTCAGAAGGAACCCGCCTCGACTATGATGAATCGGGTTTTACCCTCGTCTACGGGCTGCCCGGAATAACAGCGATCGAGAAAAAAGGATTTGAATCCGGGAGGTACAAAATCGCATTGGCGGAAAGATCGGGTATACTCTTTTTTCTAAGCGAGTTTAAACCCGGCATCGACTTATCGGACACTCCATTTCACATGGGGCTCTACCGCGATGATAGAAGCAAATACCTGCCCGAGCAGATAGAAGACGGTCAGGGGTTCGGATTGACGGTGATGGCTGTAGACACCGCAACTGGCATATTAAAAGCGATACGATATATCGGCCTGTCTACAAAGCTGTCACGCGAGCTGTTAAAAATTTGTAAGCGCCAAGCTAGTGAGAATGTTGATCGCATTGGATTTGGAGCCAAGCTGTTCGGTTTGCAACGTCAATACCGGGCTAAAGACCTTTATAAATATAAAATTGTTGAATGTAAAGGATGATAGTATGAATGTTGAGGAATGGATAAAATTCACAAAAGAAAACATCATGATAAAGCAGGACGTACAGGAGTACATTGGTAATGTTGATGGGTCCAAGCCTTGGCCAAATAGTGCGTTTAGCCAAGCGGTCAATACTGGCCGGCTAAAGCCTATTTTAACAAAAGGAGAGGGTACTTCAATGGTGCGCTTCTTCCTCCGAAAAGACGTTGAGGAATACAAGAAACAAGTTATAGAACACAGGAAAAGGCTTGTTAAAGCGAAGAAAAAATAACTGCAATGCGAGGGTTTTTATAGGGCTTGAAAAAAATTTTAAAAAAAATGTGGTTCCCTCTTTACATATATAATTATACATGCTATATTATATATGTAAGGTAAATCAAAGGAGGGATTAAAATGATGACAATGAAAGATTTTATCTTTAATGAGCTTGATGAAATAATTGAAAAACATGGATTTATTGGGGCTGTTTCATACTCTTCCCCTAACAAGGGTGTTATCTATATTATGGAAGAGTACGAAGTCCACGTTACTATTGAGTTCGATTTCTGGTCTGATGCGTTTTCCTTTGTAATTTTAAGTTATGGCGAAGAACTGGATGGCTCCCAAGTAAAGGTTAAGTATGAAAGCAACAATGCAATTAAAAATGCCCTCAATGGTGTTGATGAATTTCTGCAGATGCTTAATGATATAAAAATGATTTGTATAATAGGAGGAATAAAAATGGAAAAATTTATAAATTTAACACCAATGGAATACGGATATTTAAATTTAAACAAAAAAATTTGGAAATAAAGCAAAACTGCCGAGGAATAGGCCCCGGCAGTTTCGGCTTAGCTCAAATCTCCAATTCACAATTTCAATCCACGCATTTTGAGGATGCGATACCTTTAAAAAGATATTATCACGTTATTCAAATAAATTCAAGCCCCCACATTTGCGAGGGCTTTTTTAATTGGTCCTGGTGGATCCGGTTTATTTTACCCGCAGCTTTTGGCCGACATAAATCCGGTTAGCGTTCGCGAGCTTATTCAGCGCCTTCACTTTCGCAACCGTCGTCGAATATTTTTTCGCAATTGCGCTAACCGTATCGCCTTTCTTAACAGCGTAATATTTCGTCACCTTATCCGCCCCGCTTACCGTGATCTTTTCGCCAACAAAAATGCGGTTGACGTTTTTTATGCCGTTTAGCTTGGCGAGCTTGGCCACGGTCGTGCCGTACTTCTTGGCGATCTCACCGAGCGTGTCGCCGCGTTTAACGACGTACACTTTCGCCTTACTTGTGGCTGCCGGCGCTGTTTTGACCCCGCTTTTCAGCTTCTCAAGTAGCGCCATATTTTGCGCTGCTGTGCCGCTGTAATTCATAATGCCGTACTGTGCCGCCAGCTTGGCGCGACTTGCGTAATCAAACGGCTTGCCTTGCGCTTTTAGGTAGTTTACGAGGCTAACGGAGCCGACCGGCTTAACGATGCCCGGCTTCGTGGCGCTTGACGCTACCCTTGTACTCGTGTACTTGCCGGCATAATCGACCGACACGTCAAATCGTCCATACCGCGACAGCCCCGGAAATACGTAATCACTCGCCCACTGCCACGCGCCTTTCCCATTCGAAAAATTTGGCGTCGGCTTGCCGGTTTCCGGATACAACGGATAGCGTGCAAGCCACGGCTTATTGATCGTCAGCTTAGTCGGTTGTAACCGCGAATTGTAAAATGAGTTGCCACTGTACAGGTCAACCTTCGGATAGCCGAGCGCTTTCATCTGCGCAATAAATGCGTTCGTGTATTCTGTGAGTTTCGCGGGGTTATACGATAGGTTCGCAGCTTCAACGTCCACCACAACATAGCCGTCCGTTTTGGCGTTAAAGCCAACGGTTTTTAGCTTGCTGCCGAACGCTTTAGCCTCGGCTTTCGCGCTGGCTACCGACGTGTAGCGTGCGAAGTGGTACGCGCTCACGACCATGCCGGCCGCCTTTGCGTTGGTGATGTTAACACTTGCCGACGGGTCTAAATACGATGTGCCCTCCGATACCTTTACGACAACGCCCTGCACGCCCGACGCTTTTACCGTTTGGTAAAACGCCAGTGGCAAGCCGCTGTTGCTGTTGTGATGGCTAACGTCTATAAAATCGACGTCGGGCGTTGCGGCGAACGCCGAGAGCCCAAAAGAAAACGCCAGGGCAACGGCTGCCACTGGCGCAAAGATGCGTTTGATTAACTTGTTCATTCCGTTTTTTCGTCCTCCTTCGCTTTATTTTCGACGTTAGTCACCGCGGCTTTGTCGACGCTTGACTCCGCTAAAATATACACGGCAACGGATCCAAACGCTGTGATAATGGAAGTTACTTGTGCGACGCTGCCCTTGCTAACATTAAACGCCACAAGCAGCGAGCCTACTAAGCCGCCTAGCAACGCCCAGAACTTACGGCTTGCTAACTTCGCTTTCCAATCGATTTTCAATTCGTTTCACCTCCTTCAAAAAGTTACGTAGTTTAGCAGACTAAAAACGACACCAATGACGCCAAACACAACGCTAACGATTAGCGCTAAGTTCGACCGTCGCTTGCCGTCGTTTTTGTCCATTTCTGCTTTGACTTCCGTGATTTCTTTTTCGACGTTCTGAAACCGCATTTCCGCCTCCGCTCGCGGTATGAAGTTCGCTGTGTATGCGTCGAGTTTTGACTCGATGCGGCCGACACTTTCCGCCATGTTTTCGATTTGCGTTTCGAGACGGGCGATGCGCTCGTACTCCTTCTGTTCCACCCTTATTCACCCGCCTTTTGGCCCATCAAATCTGTGCGTCCCTGCTCCGCCAAGTAAGCGTCAATGCCGGCTTTTAAGTCAGGGCGCCGGCTGATTACGTAATTGTACGTGTAGGCACCGTCGATAATGCGTTGTGCAATATACGCAGCCATTACGCGTCACCTCCTAAAATTAAATCGTCGAGTGCTTTTTGCATCATTTCGAGTTTTTCCGTTTCTGTCTTTTCGCGTGGTTGCTGTGGCTGTTTCGCAAGCCATTCCTCTCGCGTGATGTCCTCCCATGCGCCTGTATCGCGGTTAAACCGCGGCTCGTAGCATGGCTGCGGCAATTCGACGTCTGTACAATCGTCAGGTATCGTTGCATCCGGTTCAATTATGACCGGCTCAAGAAAAGAGCCGTCCTCGCCGAATCTGTATACTTGTTTACCCATTTGTTATACCTCCTCTTAGAAAACCGGGAATACCGTATGAATAGGGAACCAATACCCGGTGTCTATGTTACCCGCGCCAGATGTTACAAATTCTAACACAAGAGACCCGTCGAGATTTACTGACCAACGAGCCGCGTTAGCAAAACCACTTGTATTCGTGGTATTTTGGATGTAAGTCCACAACGTAGTAACAGGGCGATAGCCATCCGGCAGTGTAGCGTAAGTAACACCCGTTCTATTGATCCCTTTCATCGCACCACGTAGGACTACAAAACCGCCTATTCTCGTGTATTGCGGTACTTGTCCGGTGGAAAACGCAATAGCACCGTTTTGGAGTGGCAAGTCGTACCATGTTGCGGATGACAAATCATTAATGATGTCTATATAATGCTTCCCGTCCAATAAATCAGCATCCAGCCCGCTTCCAGACCCCTTTGCAACGTCAATAGTAATCGCTTTATTTGCGACATCGGTCATAAGGGATACCGCCCCGGATGGTACTAATGATAATGTGTCTGTGGCATTACCCGCCGCAATGGCGTTAAGTCCTATTCTAACATTAGAAAACGCATTTTGATTTGGCTGCGCCCCGGCGGAAATACCATCGAGTTTCGCCTTATCGCTCGAAGACATCAGACCATTTGACGATGACGTGGCTGTTGCCGTCGTCGCGAAATAACTTGAATCGTGCCCATCGAGTAGGTCCGCGTCAAGCCCGGAGTCAGAACCGTCGACCGTCTTTAATTTTGCCAAAACATCGTCGGTGGTATAACTAGCCGCAGGGAGAAATTTACCATCTGCGTATGCCTTTGCGCTAGATAGCGCTGCGTCTGCTTTTCCCTGCGCCATACTGTCCGCTTCATCCTTCGTGTACGCTCCGACTTGCGCCGCTGTTACGTTGTGAGGGTTAGCTTTGTTGTTTACGTGGCCGTCCACTTTTGAGGCCGTGCTGTCCAGCGTTTGCGATAGCGTATTAAATTGGGCAACGGTTGCCATGTCCTCTGGTGCTGGTGTCCAGTCGGTGGCAATCGAACCCTGTTCAACCTTCACATCGTCTATTGCTAACCATGCGTATCCAGATACAACATGTCCAAATCTTAATCTTATTTTTGAAGTTGAATTTGGAACTGTAACTGTGAAAGATACTCTCCTCCAAACTTTGTCGCTTATTATTGCGCTGTGACCATTTAAATTAGCGATTACTTCACCGGTATCAGCATCGTAAAGATAGTCGGAACTTCCTATTAAAGCACCTGCGCCTGCAATCCAATATGATATTGTATAAGTCTTACCACCTTCAACTTTAACAGTATTAGGGAAGAATCCATACATATCATCAGTTGCGCCACTAGGATTGTTTATAAATAAACAGTAATCGCCTGAGTGTGGATTCATGTTGCCATAATCAAAACCTTTTCCCACAATTTTTGTTTCCATATTAGGAGTATTAAGATCTATCAAATTTGTGCCATTTTCAAAACCGCCGTCAAGAAGTAGGTTCTTACCAGTAACCACCGTTTGTACATTTGAAATCATGCTCGTCAAACTGTTTGCAGTAGCCGTTAGTGCCGTCTGTGTGGCGTACTTTTTGTCTGCATCCACAGCAGATAGTGCATCCGTAATGCCGTAACCCGCCAATGTCGTCGGTTTTCCGCTAGTAATCTTCGACCAGTCTAAATTAGGAATATCTTCCGCTGTGAGCGATGTTCCGTCCGTTACGCGTCCCTTTGTATCTACCGTAACTTTCGGGTATGTCCCGGCTTTTACGCCTGTATTTGCCAACGTTGCTGCGATTGTAGCATTCGCAGAGCCGTCAAAGCTAGCAGAACCTGTTACGTCTCCGCTTAACGCAAGCGTTCGGGCTGCTTGCAATTTTGTCGCTGTTGCCACGTTGCTGTCGATCGTAGCGACCGTTTTCCACGCTAACCATGCGGTGCCGTTGTAAAATCGTGTGTAGGCGAGCCCGGTCGATAAGTCCATCGCTAGCTGACTGTGCGTTGCCGAGCCCGCCATATGCAAGATAAGCATGGGGTTTTGCGTTGGTGCGTTCGCAATCCCGGAACCACCGTAAAAACCTCCCATAGTCGGCGAGTTAGCGTCTGTAATCGTGTTTCTAATCGAGCCTATTCCGAACGTTTGCACCCACGCTTTGGCGGCAGCAAGTGCCGCATCCGCTTTAGCTTGCGAATCCGACTGAATATCGCTAAAGTGCTTTCCGTCCACGAGGTCAGCGTCAACCCCGCTGTTTGCCCCGTCAACCGTCTTTAGCTTCGTTAGTACGTCCGCGGCTGTATAGTTTTCCGCCGGCAGCATACCGTTCCATCTGGTGCGCTCGTCCGCAGTAATATGCCGAGTATTATCCGCTTTATGTGTGTCTATACTCGATTGTACGTCATTCGTCTTTTTCTGCACGCCGCTGTCAACGGCATCGGCAAGTGCGTTCATATCCCGCACAATGTCCGCTGTCATATCGCCCGTGATTTTCGGTAAATTAAGATTAGGCGTATTCGCCATTTTTACCACCGCCCGTTGTAAATTTGCGCATAGGTCAGCCCAGACGTTGCCATATCGCTATATGTCTTGTATTCTTCTGTAACCATGTCGTATGTGGCATACGTAAACGAGTAATTAATCGCCAAATGTGCGGGAATTATGTCTCGTAGCGCATCCTTTACGTCCTGCAAATTCGGCGGGACCCCGAGTTTTCCGATAAACTTAACATTTATCGTATAATTTTTTGGGTCTTCCGATACATCAACCTCGCCATACTGAAACGATTCAGCGACGTTTTTTATTACGGATACCGTTACCGTTCCGAACATTCTTAGCTTTGATTTTATAGCCGATCGCCGCTGGTCTAATGGCTTCGTTTCATCCGTCGGTATGCCAAACATTTTTTCCCATCTTCCAAGCCCCCACGTTGCTGTATCGATGTAAAACTGCGCCAGTACATCGGCAATGTCGGCGTTCAGCTTTTCTATTTCGATGGCATATGCGTTTAGCACCGCTTGTGCTTCTGTTATCTCGTCATAATAGCGCGGTATATATCCTTGCATCGCTTCAAGTGCCGATCGCACGTACGTTGTATCAGACACTTAATTTCACCTCGCCAACTACACCAATCTGCCCGTCCGCGAGCTGAATATTCGCAGTCGTCCCATTTACGGTAAAATTCGAGTAGTCAATAATCGGTGTCGATAGCAGCAGATTCGCAATGTGCGTATAGCGGATTAATTCGCTCGTAAAAGCGATCGATTTTAGGTACTCCGTTAGCGCCTTGGTAAACTGTGCTTTTACTTCGTCAATGCTAGCGTCTTTTGCAAGCGTTACGGTGGCGGACACGTTTATCGGCAGTTCGTCCGCACCGACGACTGTAACAGCCGCTCCTATCGGCTTTTGCTCGTTTATATAGTCTGCGGTAGCAGTAACGATCGCTTGAGATGGTGCTCGTTTTTCGGTGTCGAGCAACACGACTTTAACCGTGCCGGGGCCGTACGCTAACGGGGTTACTCTCGCATCACCTACGCCAGTCACCTCTAGTGCCCACTGCCGATAGTGACTAGCGTTTCCGGACGTCGCCGGATGCTGCAACCGGTCGATTACCCGAGCATATAAGTCCTCGCTTGTTTCAGCGTCTACACCGCCCGCAAAATACGTTTCGTTTGTGACCGATACAATGCCGAACAAGTCGCCAGGCGCAAGCGCATTAATTTCACCAGCGCCTACGTTTCCAACCGTACCGCCTTCTTCGGCAGTCGCGCTTACTGTTGCGGATCCGCCGGTCAGGGTTACGTCGCGGTCTGTCGTAAAGTACACGCCGGTGTTCGTTTGCAGCCGTGTGCCCGCCGGCACGACAATTCCATCGGGACCGGTTAGTTTAACGGTGCCGATCGCAGCAATTGCAGGCTTTCGTTTAATGCCAAAGCTCGCTGCCCACAAGTCCATGTGCGTGTCGTCAGTTGTTTCGGCAAAACCGAGTTCGAGCACGTTGTCAAGCGCTATATAGGCGTTTCCTATTTCGATTGCGCCCGGATAGGTTAAGTCCCACGCGGGCGACCCTTCGCGTTTATCGATGGTATCATCGATGTTACCGAGCATGCTTTCAAATATGGATTCCGCCGTTTTATCCTCAAACATCTATCGCCACCTCCTCTACTATTTGTTCTCCGTCGTCGGCCTTTGTAACGGTCACCGTAAGGTAAACCGTACCGCCATCGTTTGTGTACGAAACGTCCACAGAATCTATCCGGTCGTCATATATTAGCGCGTCCTCAATCATACGCGGAATCTCCGAGTCTAATAAATCCGGCGTAGCATCGGCGCCGATTAGGTCAAAAAGATCATTTCCGTAATCGTCCGAATAAATAGCAAACCTGTCGCGCGGTGTAATCAATGCCTTGGCGATATACTGCCGTAGTGCATCGTCGCCGTCTATAAAACCGCCTAGCCTACCCCGCTCAAAGTCGAGTTTCCACGTTTTCGTAGGCTCCTTGCTCGCGGCTTCGTCCGCAAGATCGACGGCATCAACGTACTCATCCAATGCTGCTGTATCGTTATCGGGTGTAAGTGCCATTACGTCACCACCTTGTCAATTACGTAATAGGTTTGGCCGTCCTCGTCACTGGCGATTAATACCGTGGCACCACTTAATAAACCGGCATCTAACGCCGTTTTCGTTAAAATAATGTCGTCAGCATCCAGCTCAATGCCATCGGATAGCTTGACCGAAATACTCGGAGGTGGCGCCGTGATCGTGCCTAGTTCCAAGCCAATGCCACGATTATAACCGTGCTTGCGTATAAGTTGCACCATTTTCGACGCTGGACTTCCTTCAATATTCAGCCGTTTATCCACGTTCACCACCTCCTAAGATTTCGTAGGGTCTTCGTAATCTATTTCGTTTAGTTCGAGCGTCTTGCTCACCTTTAACGACATCGTATGGCTACCGTTTGGCGAATACGTATGCGTGTCGGTTAGTACGTAAAAGCCGCCGCTTAGCCCCGTCATTTTTTCGGTAACGACGACCTGCTTGCCGGCAATAATCGCTGAGTCGCCGAGTGCTTCAACATTTGATTCCGTCGTTACTTTGTTCAGCTCTTTAAGCAGCTGCTTCGCAAGCGTTCTGTTTTTAGCATCCGTATTATCGGGTTCATCCTTTTTCTCGCGCATCAAACCGTATTTTTTAATCGATGTATTATCGCTAACGGTAACGCCGGCAGCATCTGCGCCCCTTTTTCCGGTAATACGCACAGAGTTCCGTAAGTCTTCGATTGACTGCGAATAGTCTGCGCTAAGTAAATTCGACCCATCCGTGATGATGAGCCGTTTTACTTGCTTTTTGCGCTCGCGTAACGTTAGCTTTCCTTTTTCGTTGCCTAAAATAAAAACGCGCCCCGTTTTCTTTTTCGTTTCGGTTAGCGCGATTGTAATCACGTCGTATAGAGTTTTATCACGGAAAATTAGCTTCGGAAATACATAGCCGGTATCGTCAATTGTTCCGTAACCGATTCCGTATTTCTTGCATATCGATTTAATCATTTGCGAAGCCTTTATTTTCGTAAACTTTAGGGAGTCGGTATTTTTTGTAAGATACCGATTATAATCGTTCGCTGTGATCGTCATTTCGCCGGTATCCTTTATTTCCGTCTGAAAAATGATACCGCGGAATATTTCGTTATTATTTTCGTACACGCGTATTTCCTTGCCAAGTGAAAACGCAACAGCTTGTGTGTTGCCGTTTTTCGTGTTTAACAAGTTAATTGTGCAAGTGCGATCAGCCTGTGTTACATCTCCGCTTGTCTGTACTTGCGTTACCAGCTCCGTAATATAGTAGACTTTATTTCCACTGTAATATAGTACCTTTAGGTTGCTCGCAGTCACAGCGGAATCACCAGCTTTTGCCCCGGATAAATAAGGTTCGGATTTTTACCGATAACCTTTTTATTAGCATTATAGATTTTACGCCAGTCCGAGCCTTTCCCATAATATCGTTTAGCGATTTTCCATAAACAGTCACCCTTTTTAACCGTATATGTCTTAGACTTCTTTTTCGGCTTGGATGGCCGCTTTTTAGCTGCTGGCTTCTTTTTGGTCGTTACCGTTGCGGTCTTGATCGTAACATCGCGGTACTCCTTAAGATTTAGCGTAAAATATATATCACCGGGTGAGCCAAATTTTTCTGCATTTACCTCGAAATCTCGAATCGTTACCTTCACGTTAACGCCGCCGGCACCAGTCACAACGAATCTGATGGGCTCGCGCTCATCTCGCCAACTTTCGATTTTCTTTACAAAACTTGCCGGCGATATAAACCCGCGGTAATTGCAATATACGGGATTATAAGACGCCGGCCAAAACGTTTCTATCGAAAAGTCACGTTGTTTACGATAGCCAATCCGCGTAATCTCCCCGAGCCCAGCCACCGTTGTTTCGTCGTAGTCAAAGCTCGATGTGTACGAATTAGATGGAGGATTTACAGGCAGCCGCAGCTTCTCCTTGCCGTTAATAAGCCAAAATTCAACCGCCATCATGCGCCACCTTCCCCTGCTATTTCGATTTTCCGCGCCATAATATCCAACAGTTGATCGGCTGCTTTTTCAAGATTGCCGCCAACGCCATGCAGGTGAATTCCACCTTGAATGACGATCGTGCCGCCACCGCGTCCATTCCGCCACTGCCTCGCTTCGTCGCGTGTCAATACTGTTTCGTCTTTGTGCAGCCGTGCCTTAAAGCCGTCGTACGGTACCCGGTTAAGTCCGCCATTATACCCTTTGTAGCTTCCGCCTCTAAACAACGGCGTATTATAAACGGAACCATAGCGCCCCTTGATATACCGGATAGCTGCGATTGCGTTGTGTACCGGATTCAAGATATTGCCGAACCCCTTCATTGCATGAGCCGCGAATGTAGACGGCAACATTTGCAAAAGGCCGGTCGCATGCTGGCCAAGAACGGTTATCGGGTTGACCGCGTTCGGGTTCCCGCCCGATTCGGCATTGACAAGTTTTTGCAGGCCCGGCAGCCATGATAGCGGCGTACCGGTTGCGCCGAGTGCGGCCGTTAGCCAGCTCGTAGCATTGCCGCTGCCGCCGGAGCCACCACCGCCTAGCAATCCGGAGAAGAAGCCTTTAATAGCTTTCCATCCTTTCAACACGCCGCCGCCGAAATCTTTCAGGACAGATTCGCCGAATTGCTTCAAGTTACCGGCCGATAATCCGTTAATCAACCCTTGTACGATGTGGCCACCCATTTTGGTAAACACGCGAGACGGGGAATTGATGCCGAGAATTTTCCTGAATTTACTTACAAGTTTTTTCGCCAATTCTGCGATTCCGTGAACGGCATCTTTTGCCTTGTTGACAATGCCGTTACCGATCTTACCAGGCAACGCCTTTGCACTGTCTACTATTTCGGAAAACTTCTTCTTAACGGCGGTTTTCATCGCCTTCATTGCGTTACCGACGTTTTTAACTGCGGTCACAAAACCGTTTTTGATGCTGCTTCCGATTTTCGGAATCGTAACGGTAAAGAACGACACGAGACCGTTCCAGATGGACCGAAGGACTTTACCCAGTCCGTGCATGATTGCCGATACACTAGATCCCAGCAGCCTGAAAATGCCGACCGCTTCGCCTTTCAGCGCAGACACATAGCCCATTATAACGGACTTAATGCCGCGCCAAATCTGCCCGGCCGCGCCACGCAAGTTATTAAAAATTGCGGCCGCATCCGTTTTGAGTCGACGGAAGTTTCCGGTCACTAAATCATAAAGCAGGATGACCGGCCCGAGTACAACGTTTTTGATCGCCGTCCATATTCCGCCAGCAATCGCTTTTATGCCGTTAAAAATTTGCATTATGCCGGGCTTCATGCGGTTAAAAATCGACAGTACGGCACTTGCAATCGGCCTTACGACAGCAAGAATCCCACTAACCAAAGCGTGCCAACCGACGATAGCCACCGTTTTCACTACGTTGGTTGCCGTTACAATTGCGCCGACGATGGAGTGGTAGACAGATACGACGCCGCTTACCATCGAGTGTACGGCCGATACGACATTACTTGAAATTGCGCCCCAAAGTTGAACAGCTTTCGCTTTTATCGTGTCCCAGTTTTTCCAGAGAAGGACACCAGCGGCCACTACTGCCGCGATCGCAACCGCTATCCAAGTTAACGGGTTAGCGAGTAATGCAGCATTAAGCCCAAGTTCTGCCGCAGTAGCAAGCAACGTGCCTGCACGCCAAGCCTTCATTAATTTTACGATTGCGCTAATGATGGTTAGTCCGGTCATCGCGCTTTTAAATGTTACGACCGCCGCAGCCGCCCCGACTAGCGTATTAGATACAAGCCCCCAGTGCTGCGTTACAAAGCTAAAAAACGATTTTATTACGTTAAAGGCTACCGAAAATGCTGTCTTTACTGTGTCAGCGAAAGACGCTATTTGCGCCGGCTTTAATTTTGAAACCCAATCCGCCATTTGACCGGCGAAATTTTTAATTACAGGCATTAATGGCAGCAGTACCGCAATTTGCAACGTTTCCATCGCGCCTTTAAATTGTTCGACCGCCCCGCTTGCGTTGTCCATCTTCTTTTTAGCGACTTCCAGCGCCGTGACATTCGTCATCTGCTTCGTAAAGTTTTTGACACCGTCTGCGCCTTCTTTATAAAGGATGTTGGCGGCACGGATGGCGTCTGTGCCGAACATTGTTTTCAGTGCATATTGGCGTTGTTCATCCGTCAGGTTTTTCAGTCGATCGTGAAGCAGCCCGGCAATTTTCGTTAGCGGTTTTAACTTGCCATTTTGGTCGTAAAAAGCACTGGATGCATATCCGGAATTCTTTGCGAGTTCTTGATATTCCTTTTTTACTTTGCTTGCAGATGCTCCGGCACCGGCTTGTATTTTTGCGAGCCGCTGCAATGCCGCTTCGATACTGTCGGTCGATTTTGACGCCGGTTTAATACCGCGGTCCACAAGCCAGTTGTACGCGGACGATGTATTTTTCGTCGCTAGTCCGAGCGAATCCATCATATCGGCAGCCGATTTCGTCGATGGAGATAAGTTCATCAACATGGTTTTCAGTGACGTACCGGCATCAGAACCTTTTAAGCCTTTGTTCGCGAGCAAGCCGAGCGCCGCGTTCGTGTCTTTAAACGACAGCCTTACGCCCGCTGCAACGGACGCAACCTGCGAAAGCGAATATTTCAGGTCCATTACGTCTGTTGCCGATGCGTTTGCTGTGCCCGCGAGGATGTTTGCAGCGTCTGCCGCTTTCAAACCTTCATCCTTAAACGAGTTCAGCGCGGTCGACATAATTTCAGCAGCGTCCCCAAGTTCAAGCCCGCCGGCAGTAGCTAAGTTTAACGCGTTTTGCAACCCGCCTGCTTTTACCTGCGCTGGCGTTAAACCGGCTTTAAGCAGTTCCTCGATACCCTGCGCGGCTTCCATCGCGCTGTATTTCGTTTTGGCGCCCATCTGAATCGCTAAATCTTGCATTTGTTTCATCTGTGCGTTCGAAGCACCGGTGAGTGCCTGAATAGTCGACATTTCGCTTTCGAAATCCATCGTCTTTTTTACGCTGGAGTAAGCCGTTCCGATTGCCGCAGCTGCTCCGGTAATTGCCGAAAGAGACCCGACAACCTTGCCTGCGCCACTTCGCAGTTGATTCATGCTCCGCGCTGCGCTTGCCATGCCGGCATTAAACTGCCTTGAATCTAGCCGCAGTACCGCCTTTAAATCAATTGCCATCCGCTAACCTCCTCTCCTGCTTTCTCGTTCTTCCTCTTCGAGCATTAAGTCCATCGATGCATACATAAAAGCACGTTGTTTCGGGGTTTTTGCATATACCTCATCCGGCGGAATATGGTGGCGCTGGAAAATGATGTGTATGTACGCCGCCTCTCCGTCGGATTCAATTAGTTTTTTGCCGCTTCAATTAGTTCTGCTAAGTCTCCGTAGCCGCTCGCTTCCATAATCGCTTGAACAAGTGATACAAGTTCGCCGGCCAGCAGTGCCTTTTGCACGCAGTCAGCAGCGTCTGTCGCGCCGTAATGTTCACGTAACTGTTCATCGTTAAAGTCAATCGATACGCAGCTTTTAGCAACCAGCAGCGCGTTAAATTTGTCTTCGTCCAACTCGTCGCCTTTTTTACCGAACATGCATTGCTCGCGGATTGCGTTCATTTCCTTAGTGCCTAAACCGCGTACTTCCAGTTCGACACCGAGCCGTTTGATTTCTACCTTTTTACGCACGTCTAAATCCGCATTCAAAAACGCCTCTAATGCGTTAACTTTCGCCATTTATATCATCCTCCGTAGGTTGTTTTCGAATTAAAAAAAAGGCGCCCATTAGGACGCCTTGATTTCGTCAAGAAATTCGTAGCCGCTAAACGTAAACGGAAGTTCCGTTTCTACGATTTTGTTCGCCTCAAAGTTAACGAGGTCAATCTTATCAAACTGAACGCCTTTAAGCCGGATACGCTCGTATCCGTAGGCTTCCGGGTCATCCAGTTTCGCAATGAGTTCAGTGACCAACGGCTTGCCACGGTCTGTGCCTACTTGGCCGATCGCTTTTACAAGCGTCGAAGTAACGCGAAAGCCGGAGATTGACCCGGAATAGGTTACGTTCGTAGTTTTATGACCGGTCACACGCGTGCCCGCAAGGTTTAATTCTTCTTTGTTAATGTCGCCGGATGCTTCGCATTTGTTAAAATTCGTCAGCCATTGGCCATCCATCCACACGGTTCCATAGGATCCGTTAATTGTACGGGTAGGGTCAAGTACCATCTTCACACGCTCCTTAAATGCTAATAGTTAGCAAGATTTTTTCCATCGAATCAACTTCTTGGTAGTTAATCGATAAATAAACGGTATCCCCAGTGCTCGGATATTGCGGGTCAAGCACTACCGATTTGTCGTTAAGAATAAGTACGTCTTCGTTTTCTAACGTTTCAAGGTACGCCTTAATTGCGCTGATTAACGCCGCTTGACCGTCAGCATTGTTGTTTAGCTTGCCAATATAGTTATCGCGGGCAGTTTTTTCGATGTCCCTCGCGATTGCATAACGGGCGCTAATGCTGCGGATTTTCTTCTTGCCGGTCGTAATCCCTTGCTCGATTTTTACATTGTCGCCGTCGTTTACAAGCACGAGCGAACCGGCTTTTAGTGCGGTGATAATCTCGCTATTACGCAGACGCTTCGTTACATCGTCTACCGGTACCGCCGTATAGGTAATGGAACGATTAATCGGTGTACCTGCGATCAGGCCAGCAATATACGGTGCATACTCGGCACTTGAGTAATCGACGCCGTCTACTGTTGCGCCTACGATAAGGTTAACAACGGCTTCGTCCGCAAGCTGTGACGTCCGAGCGTTGCCGAGCGCAGGGTCTTTGTCGTCCGCAGCAGTGCCGCCAGCCACGAACATGAATGGATTACGTTCCTGCCGATTTTGTTGCAACCATGCGACCGCCGCTGAAAGCTGTTCTGCACTAACTTCGCCATCATAGACGAATACATTAAACGGATAGGCTTCAAAGCCTTCACGTGCTTCCGTGTAGGCTTTATCTTCTGTCACGTTTGTTCCGTCAATTTTCGGCAATGTATAAGCAACAACCTCTTTTGCTCCGCCAGCAAACGCGAATTTAATCGACTGAATATTGTCGCTCCCGAATAGGTTGATTGCGTCGCCAACGTTATCAATTACGTAGTATTTTTCGGCCGTAGCAGTGCCGCTGTACTTTTTAAGGGGAATCGCCACGGTGCCGCGAGTACCCCCGCCAATTTGTGCGGCGGCCGCCTCGACAAAATTAATATACAGACCCGGCCGAACCGGAAGATTAGACGGGTCCCATTGTGAAAATGCCATTTATGTCACTCCTCATTTTTAACCGCCGAATTGACGGTCATAATTTTTTCATATTCCGGTAACTCCCTCATGTCACGTGTTTCCGTCTGCATGACGGCAATCGCGTATTTCAGCGTGCCCGTCTGCGTCGCAAAAACGGAGCCATAAGAAAAGCCCTTCACGCGGATATAACGCGAAGAGCCTCGTAGTGGTATGACGAATTGACCGTTTTTAGCTTTCGTTTCCAAGTCGTCAAACCTCGTAAAGACAGCCGCCGAACTGGCTCCGTAGTATACAAGCTGAAACTCGCGGTCATTTAAAAATGATGCGCCCGTTTCCGTCTTGATGTCGGTGTATTGTGATACGATAACGAACGTGTCCGCGACCGGCGACGCCGGAACGTCTTGGCGCACGATTGTTGCCGTCGGATACATGTCGTGCAAGTAATCGTATATCGAGTTTAATTCGTTTATAAGCGTCACCAGCCGGCACCTCGCAAGGCGGACTCTATATCATCCGCAAGCTGTTGTTCCCATTTTGCTTGATTTTCTTCCGCGGACTTGTCGAGATACTGATGCACGCCTCCAACATTTTTGCCACCCGCGTCCAGCTCGTGAATATAGTACGCGTAGTTAAAGTCGCGCTCGATTGCTGTGGACGAAACTTCACCAATTAGCTCGCCGTTCTGATCTTTAACGCCTTCTGACTTAATACCGCGCCGCAGCGTGCCCTTGTCAATTGGGGCAATGTCGACTGCCTGCACAACCCAGTCGTCCAGCGCATCCATAAGAGATTCTTTTGCCGCTTTATGTGCAGTTACCGGTGCGAGTGCAATCAAACTCGCCACTCGGCTTGTGTCTAACTCGAATTCTCTCGCCATTGTGATCGCCTCCTATACATACACAATCGTAAGCATCGGCTTGCCGCCTACGTCACGCTTGATCTCAATCGTTATGGGCGCCCAGGTCAGCGTAACGCCTAGCTCGTTCGTGTATTCAAATTTGTCTGTCAAGGCGACATCAGCAAGTTTATCGAGGTAAATTTGTGCATTTGAAACAACTTCACTCGCCTGTATACCGGTAGTGTTAGCAGCCGTTGTGCTAGTACGGACGAGCTTCGCGCCTTCCTGTACACGGCATTTCAAGGCTGTGCGGTCGGTTGTTTGTGTGCCTTCCCATTCGTCGCCTGTCGTGCGTACGCGTATCACCGTCTGTTTCATAGGAATAATCGCCATATCACAGCACCGTCCATTTCGCACGGGACAACGAAACTTTTACCTCGTTTACTTCGTTGATCAGCGCGACTGTGCTTTTCGGAATCATGTCCGCCAAGTCCTTCGCGCCAGTATTTGCGAAGCCAAACGTAGCAACCCCAGACACCGAATAAGACGATATACCTTGCTGCGCATATTTGTTCGTGTCGTTAAACGCCGTTGCCAGCACTGCCGCAAAATCGTACACCGCATCGTCGGGAATTGTGGCCGAAGGAAACCGACGGGTCAGCGTGGTTGCCGCGACATTCAATATTCGTAATTTTTTCGCCTCGTCCGCTTCTTCCCAGTCCTCCGTCACAATCACGTTTGCACCGATGTACGCATCAGCATCTGTTACATTAACGGCCATAGCCGATCACCTCCGTTATTTGGCGGAGGCTTTCGGCTTAGCAGGCTCCGCTTTAGTTTTCGTCTGCTTAGGTTCGTCAAGTCGCACAAAATAACGCGGCACCAACGCATCCAGCACCGCGATTTCTTGCGCTTTATTCGTTTCGTAGCGTCCGTTTTGGTCGAATCTTATGCTATTCTTATCGTCAATGCGGACGGAATAGTATGGATGTCCTTTATATGTCGCCATCTATTTCCCTCCTCGATTAAGATACAGATTTGCTTACGTTTTCTAAGACTGCGATTTTTTCCTTTGCGTTCATGATCTTGACGCCATATTCGCCGCGAATTTGACGAGCAACAAAGTCGGCACCCGGAGTAGTTGCATCGACGTCATACACGGCACGTCCTTGTAACGGATGCATCGACAGGATGCTGCGATCGAACAGAATAACTTTATCTTTCGGCATATTCTTATCGACGACAATAGTCGCAACGTCACCGCCCACAATATCAGAAACAAACGTAGCAACATAGCCACCGCGAACAGTGTCTTGCCGTTCAATCTGAATTTTGTCATTCAGCAACTTCGAAATTTGACGTGCACCGGCAGTATTTGTAAGAATTGTATTTACGTTACCGCCGCGTTGATAAACTTCTTCAAGTGCATCGTTAATGACTTTCGCGGTTACTTCGCCACCGTTTAAATTTTGTTTTACGGAACCCTTGATGCTGGCAAAGTGCAGCAAACCGCCGGTCATCCGAGGTTGCCCCGCTCCACCATCAAAACGACGTCCGTAAATCAAAGCGTCGTTAAATTCACGAGACAACTCTTTCAAACGGAGCTGGACTTGATAGTCGAGCTCGTTGTCGACATTGTACGTCCGGACAGCTTGTTGTGTATTTGTTACTTGCGCGTAACGTTCGAAAATTTGCGTGTAGTTATAGTCAACATAACGATCGTGGCTTTCGTCTTGACCGACACCCGCGCCTTCAAGTTGTGGACGGGCAACAATCCGGATTTCATCTTCTGCGGCTTTATGTGCCTCTGCGGTCGTGCCGTCGAATCCACGAACAACCGCCAGCGTGTCGCCATTAATCGCTGTAACTTTCATGTACTCATCGCCGATAACAAGCAATGCGTTCACGCGAAACTTAGAGCCGTCCCCTTCTGCTACATCGAAAGAAGTCACCGCTTCGTCAATGTCCGCTTTTAAATTGGAACGGTTGGAATTTAAGTGGTCAGACATCCATTCAAACTTTGTTTGCGATAAAGGTTCTCCGTTTAATCCTACAAGCCCGAGCAATGTCGGCTCATCTTCGATAATCATCGAAATGCCGGCGGATAAATCACGGACTTGGTCTTGAAAGCTATAAGAATTTGCAGCCATTCTTCAAAACACTCCTTTTGTAAAATAGATAGTTACTTATTCAGAAACTGTTTTAACTTATTGGAAAGGTCGATGACCTTCCGAAAATCTTTTTTGCTTTTGGCTTCCTCCAGTTGCATTTCAAGCGTTTTTACTTCATCACTACTACCAGATTCTCCTCCATTTGTAGGACTCCCAACTGGTTTTGGTGTCTTAACGTCAACTAGGAAGCTATATTGGTCAACAAGCGTTTTTAACACGTCGTCAAGTCCTGCAACCGCCCCGTTTTCATCGACTTTTACCGCGGATAAGTCGGCGAGTTTTAAGGCGGCGTCAATCCTTTCCGGCGGGATATTAACGCTTGGTGCCGATTTAATAAAGGCGTTTGTGATTTTTTCCCGCTGTACTCGACTATTCAATTCTTCGAGTTGTTGCGATAACGCATTTCGTTCTTCCTCGAATTTTTTCGCCAATTCTTCTGCCCGTTCCTTTTCGGATAGCTCTGCGAGGCGCTTCTCTTCGAGTTCCTTTTCGTATTCCGCCGCTTTCGACTTCAATTCGTCATAGTCCGCATACTTATCGAGCTTTTTTCGTTCACGTGCGATGCGGTCGGCGATAATCCTATCGACTTCTTCCTGCGTAAATGTTTTCGATTGCTCGGCGCTAGGTGTTTTTTCCGCCTCCGCAGGCGTTGGTTCGTCCGCCGGCTCCGGTTCATTTTCCGCAAAGAATTGCAAGTTCAACGGCAGTAATTTCGCATGTTCGTTTGTCATTTTGGACCTCCGTTTAAAGCCCGTCGGCTGTAGATTACCGAAAGTTTAACGCCATTTCGTAAGGCAAGGTTATTCAATACATGTCCGGTCGCCTTATCGGCGATACCGTATGGGCACAATTTGGATGAAACAGCTCTCGGTTTGGAATGTCGCCGATATACGTATAGTCGCCCGGCGCATCCTGCACCAGCTTCACGATTTTTCCTTCCCATTTACCACAAGCATCTTTCGCACCATGACTCGAAATAATTCCGTAATTGGCACCACGTTGTACTGCTTCATTCATTGTTGCCTCGTTCGTCAGCCGCATCATTTTCGTGCGCGTTACCATATCGACATAAACTTCCGGCTTCCACCGACGCCCTGACGCGTCTATGATGCCGCTGTTCAGCGCGCTGCCGAGTTTCTGCCGTAAGCCTGCGAGCGTATCGGCGTTCATTGTCTTGCGGCCGTTTACGCCTTTTGCAAGGTTGCTCCGCATCGACTCGGCGACAACCTGCCGCACGGTCGCTTTTACCTTCTTATCGACGTTTTGCGTAACCGCGAGCAAGTCTGCCTGTGTATCCTCGACAGCTGCCTGCACAAGCTGCGCGTTTACCCGATTAAACTTAACGAGCTGCCGCGCCTGCTCCAGCGTATTAACGACACCTAGTGCAAGAATCGCTTCGGCAACGCCTTGCCTTGCAGCTGCCGGTATATTTTCCTCGACCCATTTCGCGGCGTCCTCGTTAAGGCTCGCCAATATGTCGGCAACCGACTTTAACAAAGCCGTCTGATTGGCTCGTTTAAAGTCCGTTAGATCAAAACGATCAAGTTCCGCCTGTATATCAGCAATCGCACGCTTGTAGTACCGCACGAGTTCAGCAATTTGCGCTTCATATTTCGAATCAGCCATCGTCTACATCACCGCCAGTATCAGCCGGTTCCGCTGGTTCTGGCGGCGCCTGTGATTGATTGAAAATTGAAGCGTCGACGGTTCCGCTAGTACGTTCCTCGTCGTCTTGGATGCGCGCAAGCGTTTCGTTTGCTTTGTCGTCGTCCACTTCGTCGAGCACCTTAATTGCGCTGTGCTGGTCGATTGTTGGTTTGCCGCCAGTACGCAATTGCATAATTTCCGCAAGTTCTTTTTCATCCCGCGGGATGCCGTCTTTCCAGTTAATCGTCGGATAAACGGGCGTATATGGCTTAAAGCCGGTCACACCTTTATTTGCTGCCAGTTCGAGCAGCTGTGCCTTCCATAGCGCATTGCGAATCGCCTTGTCGTAATGGATTCGGATCCGCTTCACTTTTGACAGAATTGGCATGAACCGGGCTTTTATCGAACCGCTATCCGTATGCGATGTACCTGTTCCGCCTTTATCGGCTGACGTTGATGTGCCGAAAAGCCATTGCGGCGTTTCCGACATCTGGAAAACAAGTCCGAGCAGCAAGTCAAGTTCCTTAAATGCCGCGTCTAGCTGCCCGTTCCATGTGATCGCTCCCGGCGTCGGATCGTCGCTTTTAAGCGCAATGTACCGGCCGCCAAACCGTGCGCTGTCACCGGTGGCCTCCTCTAAATCTGGGCCATAAAGCGTCGGGTCGCTGTGTTTCCACAGGATATAGTCGATTTGGACGAGTCTATCGTTTATCGCCGCAAGCACCGTTTCGAGCTTTTCGACGCCGCTCACGCCTGCCCAATCGTCATCAACCGACTTATACGGCGCATGATCAAGTAAGATCATCGGTACACCTGTTTCCTCTAGGTCGCTTTCCCGGCCTGTTGGCACCCGCTCACCTATCGTAAACACCTGAATCGGCACGCCATAGGTTGTGTTCACTTGCGGACTGTGTAGCGTGTAGCGCTCGTAAGTAATATAGCCGGGCACGTGGCGTTCAACATTCAAAAACGGCTGTTCGTCATCCTTCGTTTCCACCCATTCAACCCAGGCGATGTTAACCGCCTTGAATTTCTTTACGTTACCGCGCGAAGTTTCCGGGAACACATAATCGGCACGCACGTGCTCAATAATCGGACCCATTTCAGCGTCTTTTGGAATTGCTTCCGGTGGCAATGCGGAAAAATCATCGTAATAACCATACCGTGTCTTAAACCAAGCATCACCACGATAACCGTTGCCGATCGTGCTTTCGTGTATCTGCACGTTTAAATCGTTGTTTTCGACGATACGGTTCAGCGCCTGCTGCTCCGGCGAATCGTCGGGCTTGCCGGTTTCATAGCTCGGAGGCTCACCGACCATCAGATCGGCCGGCTTCGTCAGCAATATGTCCATCAAGTTAACCGCAATGTATAACTTGTCTAGCTGCTTGGCCTGCGGTGTATCCCGCAGCACTTTCGTTGCCCGCTGCAAAATTTCATGGCGTCCGAGGTAAGCCGGCTCGGAATAGTAGCCGTTAAATATCGTTCGGCCGCGTCGGTATTTCGCTATACGCGGTAGGTCATCCAATGGCGGATAATAAGCGCCAGGCTGAAAAAGCCGATAGTCGCGTGTGTGTTCGTAAAAATCGTCGATAATATCGTTCACTGTGGATCGAAATAGCACCGCATCAACCTCCCTTCCGTTTAGTAAAGCCATTCCGGCTTATCTATAACACGTACTTTCGCTTTTTTCGTAACCGACAGCGCCATCGCCAAACTGTCCGGGCCGTCATCGTGCTCGCCGGTACCGTAGCGCTCGAATTGCTCGAGCAATAGCGCGTGCCGCCGGCAAAACTGCATCTTACCGTTTTCGATGTCCGGCAGCATTGCTTCGATACGCAACTCCTTACGCGTTCGTTGCTGGATTTTTTCGACGCGTTTATATGCCGGGTATCCAACCGACTGCAATCGCTGTTTTAACTGGTCGACGAAAAACTCTTGCGCCATTTGTGCCTCGGCTGCAATGCGATCGGGCTGCCACTTTAACGTCATTTCGCATATGTCCTCTATAAATTTATCCGGCTTAGCGCGCTCCACGTAGCTGTCGACAACGTAAACGACGCCGGTCTGTTTATGTTTTGCAATAACGGTTATGGCCGAATAGTCACCGCGCTGCTTGCCCATCGCGAAGTCAACACCCATATAAATCGCGTATTCTCCATTCTTGAAATCCCGCATCGGGTCTTTGTCGTCCCAATACGTAAAAGTTTGCGGATTGAAAACCATTGACTCTTCATCAATCGGATTGTTTTGATACTCCGTATTAAACGCCTTCGAGCCGTTGTTCCACTTCCACATCATTAGCTTAATTAACGGCTGTACTTCCGGCCACAGCACGCGGCTACCTTCAAGCATTTCCGCCTCGTGTTCGTGATAAAATGCAAGGGCATCGGCTTGGCGGTCGGGATTGTCATAATCGACATATATCTGCCGGCACTGCTCCCACAAATCTTGGCGTGTTGGAGGCTCGATAAGCGCCCGATAAATCTTTGTTTTAAAATCCGACCGCTTATACAGCACGTTCATCAGCAGTGAGTCGTGGTGCACGGTCGTGCCCATATAAATAAACGCGGTGTGCTTTCCTTTCGGATCACCTAACGGCATAACGGTTTGTGCAAACCAGTCCTTCAAAGCACGCCGTTGTTCGGGCGTTGCCGCGTTTCCGCCTGGACGAGCGTCCTCTAAGTCGTCGAGGATTACGAGGTCGGGACGCGAGCCGTTCCAGTTACGACCGCGAAGGGCTTGCCCAGTAGATGCCGCTTCAACTAGTGCAATTTGCTTGCGGAGATCGCCGTCCGGGTGCCACGCAATAAATCCGTCACCATTGTCGCGAATGTTTGCTTGGTCTTTCGGCGACAGTAACGGACCGAAGTCCTCGCGGAGCTTACGATTGAATTTCAACTGATTCCGTATCCATTCCATGTTAGCTTTCGATACTGCCGGTGTTTCCGAAATGATAATGATATACTTACGGAGGCGATAAACGACCTCATGAACCGGAAAAGCCTTCGATAAATAAGTCGACTTGGCGTGTGACCGCGGGGCAGCAACTGCTATTTTCGCGTTCACGAGCTCGTCCGACACAACGTTCATAATGTCGGTAATCTCGCGGTGAAATTCCGCAGCATCTTCCACGGACGCTACGTCGAAATCTTCCCAGTTGCCGTCATTTCCGGGATTGCGAACGCCAAAGTACTCGATAGAAAATTCGAGCAAATCCGTTTCACACCGGTGGATGCGTTCAAGCCGTGCAAGTTCTTTTGCACGATCGACATAATCAACGGCTAGGTCGGCCGGCATTTCGTCAGTGTCCGGATACTGTTCGTCGATAACTTCGAGATATTCCCGGTATGTGGCGATCAGTTCCGCTCGTTCCTTACGGTCAAGCCATCGTTCATCTACCCACGCCATGCTATCGCCTCCTTTTCGTTTGATTTGCGCGTGTTCAACGCCAGCTAAGGCGTTTGCTTGCGGTACCTGTTAAAACGCCTCTACGGCTCTCCTACGAAGCCACAGCGCTATGTAATTATCGTTATGAATTCGTTGACTTATCGTTAAATACACGTTATACTGAATGTAACAAAACGGGAAACGGAGCTGATTCGTATGAAATTAGTACAGCCAATTCGCAATAAACGTGACATTGAGCGTATGAAGAAAGCACTCAGTAATCCGCGCGACCGTTTATTGTTTATCGTCGGCATCAACTCTGCCCTGCGTATCTCCGACATTCTAGCACTTAAGGTCGGTGACGTACGCGGAAATCAAGTCATCAAACGCGAGCAAAAGACTGGTAAACCTAAGTCGTTTCCTGTTAACGAATCTATCCGCAAAGCCGTTCGCGAGTGTGTGCCGGCCGACGCGAGCGACGACGACTGGCTATTTCCGAGCCGTAAAGGTAACCGTCCTATTTCTCGTGTGCAGGCTTACCGTATTCTCAATGAAGCAGCTGAACGTGCCGGCATTAAAACGGAAATAGGCACACATAGCCTTCGCAAGACTTTCGCATATCATGCTTATAAATCCGGCGTTGATCTTTCCGTCCTAATGTCCGTGCTAAACCATAGCAGTCAACGCGAAACATTGCGTTATATTGGCATCATACAGGATGACATAGATGCCGTTTACGCTTCCGTTAATCTATGACGCGTCTGGGAATCGGACGCGTTTTCTTTCGAGGCAAAGTACGCCGCAGTCAGCGTACAGCCAACCGCCCAGCTTTCGCATGCTCTCTTTACCGGAAACAAAGATTCGATATACTCCGCTGTCACGCTTCACCCTACTGTTAAACCCTCGCCTATTAAACTCTCCATGAAGCGCGTATGCAAAGCGTTTTGACCCACTAGTCACAGACATTGTATAGCCATTTTCATGAACCCACCCGTCGCCGTCAATAACACCACGCACAAAATGCGGCATGAATTCGGCAGGCACTTCCGGCAATACCACGGTTAACGATTTTCTTTCCGTGATACCAAGTGCAAGTAAGTCCTCGACCATTTCCTTCCGGTGAATCATTAACGTGTATAGGTACGATTTTCCGTTTTTATGTTTTCGTATTGGATAATTTGATTTCATTGCGTCGTTTATTCGTTGTAAAATCGTTAAATCTTTCTGACTTATCGAAAACGTAGTGCCGACAACACACCCGTCCGTTAAGATAAAGCCGAGTACATATGCCATATCAGGCGTCCATTCTTTGAAAAAATCGACGTTTACTTGATACCCGCCGGTCCGACGCTTACCGCGTAACTTTACACCATTTTGCCGGAGAATTGATGTGATCTGCCGCTGACTTACGCCGGCCATATCCGCAATCTCTTTCGTAGACTTCCCGTCTGTTTCATACAACTTCGCGATTTCCTCGTGCGATATCTCTATTTTACGCAAATTCATTCCTCCCCTACCGGTTTCTCCGTTTTCCTACCGAAAGAAAGACGACAGCTCACTGCGTGGTAGGGCCGCATATCATCCGGTAGCTACCCGGAGTGTGAGCCGCCAACGCAAACACAAAAAAGCCGGCGACATAGTGTCGTCAGCTTCGTTCTGCTTGCGTTTGTTCAAAGTGATTTTTTAATGCGCGGATTTTAAATCCGCCAGTCTCCGGCCTTTTCGACTGGGGCCTTGGGGGAATCTTCAAAATTTTCTGTCGCGCTATTTGATTAACGTCAGAATTTTTTGTTATTTATTAGGAATTCAATCATATGCATATCGAATGTAACAGAATCACGTTTTGTTACGTTAGGCATACGTAATAAAACGTTGATATAACGCCATTCTTCCGCTGTACACTCCGCCAGCCTTCCGCTATACATTTATGCACCGCCTAAACCCGCATTGTTACGTTACCTTTATGCATGCGGACTGCATACGCAATGTATAAGATTTGCATACGAATTGTCACTGTTGCACGAACAACCGCAACTATTCCGAATTGTGCACGCAGTTCATCCGAAAATGTCGGCAGGGCCGCGCGCGAGGAGGCGCGTGCTGGTAAATCGCAGCCTATCGTAAATCAACGTAAGCCACCCGTCCCTATTCGCTTCCTACTATATGCACCGCTTATTCGCTATCTTTACGCGCCTTCCTTAACCGCTCTATTTCCGCCTTCATTTCGTCAACTGACGCCGCGCTTCCGTCTTTATTTTCGACTTCCACTTTTTCCGTTAGCATGCCGAGTGATTGCAGATAAGTACGGAATAATGCCGCATTGCCTTCCTCGATAACATGGCGCGGTACAGCCGCATACATATCCGGTAAATGTTCGACTGCATTCCGTAGCACCTGCTTCTTTACTTCTTCGTTAAAGGCGTCTTGGTTCCGCCATTCGTACAAAGCCTGTCTGCTTACGCCAACCCTTTCGGCAATCTCATCGTATGTCATTCCGCCTCTTTTCGGTAATGCTAGTAGCGCAATAGCTGCGTATTGCTTTTCGCTTAGTTTCTTACGTGGCATGATTCGTCACTCCTTTCCCGTATAATAAAAACGCCTGATTCCCGTTGGTAGGAATCGGGCTGCTTCCGTTCATGTAACGGCCTTCTCTTCGCCGGAATGTCAGGCGTTAGCACATTCCCCGTTAATGTATGCCGTGAAGTCTATCGACTTCAAAAACCTTGCAACCAAATTCGCCCCAAAAACCGGGGCTCATTTGTTTGCGACCATGTAATCTATATCGATGATTTATAAATACATAGCGCCGAAGTGTAGTGACCGAAGGGAACGGAACGGAGGCGCAAGGTTTTTTGCCTTTCTTTGTTTCACAAAGATAAAGAAATAAGTTTGCACCGTTCCTCACGACCAACACAATATATTGTTATGAATCGTCTATTTATCAGCACATATACACTATATATTGTGTTTTTAGCCGGTTTTAGTTTTTCCGCGAATTTACCGATGAACCCCCGGTTTTTTCCGCGAATTTACCGATGAACGGTCATTCATTTTTTAGTGACCGCTAAACCCGAGCCGAAATATCTCGCGAAGTGTTGCGTCAGGCTCGCCATCTTTCCGGTAAAATATAAACGGATTCAGTTTGTAATAACGTGTTTTTCCTCGCCTTATTTCCGCAAACACGAATTCGTCACCTAATTTCATACGTCGGAGGTAGTTATACACAGTCTTTTCGCTAACGCCCGTAAGCTCCGCAATGTCCGTTTTTGATAACTCCTCGATACGCTCAATGTTCGGCTCGAAAGGGTTGGCACAAACGGTATTCGTTTCGAAATGAATAAACGGCAGGAGCTTGTAAATAAAGCCGAGCTTGTTGGCGTTACGCGGCGTGTATAACGACCTCACTTTCGCGGTGAACGTCTTAATGACACGCGTGTTATCGGTGCTGCCTCGGAAATGATACGCTGGATTAATGCGGTAACAGCCATTTTCCTCGAAGATGACGCCGTTTGCCAGCATTGCATTAAAAAACTCGTAAAATGCCGTCTTTCGTAAGCCCAGCACGGTTTGTATATCGTGCTTCGTCATCGGCTCCTTTTCGCGACTGGCTTTTACGAGTATGCCATCGTAATGAATGAACGTCTGCAAGTACAATAACTGCCCGCAATGCTTGTCGTCTATCTTAGCAATAACTTCCGGCATGTTCAGCATGTTGCTAAACGTAAAGTCACGTTGGCGGCCGGTCTGTCGGCGTTGGTATGCGTGGTCTTGGTGCCGGTGCCGCAGCGTGTAGTCTTGCGATAAATCCTCGCCTGTGTCGACATCTATAACACGTAAACGATTCACTGCTTCCCCTCCGTTAAAAAAGGGTGGCCGGAGTACACCCGGCTCATGCGTCTCCCTTTCGGCAACAAAATAGCGCCCGCAATGGAGCGCCTTAATCAATACTTACGCAATGCCTTCGTAGTGGCACGCGCTTCGAGCGTGTAAACTTCCCTTCATAACGTATAGACAACTAAACGCCTAAAAGTAAGCCGAATTTTATAAATTTCTTAATTTTCGCCGATATTCTCTCGTCTGTTTTGCATAATCCCTGCCGTCAGTCGCGACACTTTCCGCCCATTTAAGCGATACTTCATCGTCGTGCCGTTCTTCTTCTTGCGTGTCACTCATGATCGGGTATTCATCACGTGCCATCTTATCCGGGTGTGGATCGGTAATTTCCTCGTACAAGCACAACGTCGCCAACCGGTCCAGCATTGCCGGATCCGGTCGTCGGCCTGTTGCCGCCATATATTCCTCGGTCAGCTGTTCGATTGCAGCAAACCGAGCTTGGCGCGGCAGTTTACCGCGCTTGGTTGCCATCCATAGTTCGTTGATTCGTGCGTTCAGCTCTTCGTTTGTCATTCCGTGTCATTCCCTTCGGTTAGTTCGTCGTACACGTTTTCGAGGCGTTGGTTGGCAATGCGGACGTATTAGTTAGCCACCTCTCCTGTTCTCACTTCGATAATCTCAACGTACTCCGGCTCGCGTTCAATTCCGATAAATCCAAAGCCCTCTCGCTTAGCCGCAACAAGTGTACTGCCGCTGCCTGCAAACGGGTCAAGTACTGTTCCGCCTGGCGGAGTGACTAGGCTAACAAGCCACGCCATAAGCTCGGTCGGTTTGACGGTTGGGTGCGAATTTTGCGACGCTATTTCTTCACCTCGCCAATCGCTATTTCGGTCGCGCTTGCTTGCTTTTTTCGAAAGTTCTTGCGGTGTCACGTTACCTTGTGTGGCAGTTACGTCGCAGTATTTCGACCAAAAGGCGTCAGATTCGGTTGTAACGATGTTTGCTGGGAAACGTCCTCCCATCGGTCTTTTATCTTGATTCATCGCTAGTGAAAAAGACGGCTCGTTTTCGGCATGTTTAGCTTTTCGTAATCCCCCACTAGCTCTATCATAACCGTCACCAATCCGACACCCGTCTACATTAATCGCACCTGTGCCCCAGCGCTCTACGTTGTCGCATACCGTACCTTCTAACGGCTTGCGGACGACAATGATCGGTTCGTGTGCGGGTTTTAGTGCCGTGCCCCAACCGCCCCATTTCTTCGCGAGTTCGGTTGCGGGTGCGGTCAATAGCGTATTTGCAGCGGTCCTAGTACCGTCGACTTCGCCTCCTACGGTAAACGAATTACCTCCCGGTCCGTTCGGATACCTTTCCGCCCACTTCTGACCGATAACCTCACGTTCTACGCCTGCCCGCCTATCAAACGCCTTGCTTACGTCCATCGATTTAGGGAAGCCGCTAAAATACAGCCATTCGATCACGTCGCGCACTTCAAATCCGGCAAGCCTAAGCGCAATTGTCATCAAGTCTTGTGTTCGTGTGCCGGCAAACACAAGCGAATGACCGCCCGGCTTTAACACTCGATACACTTCTCGCCAAATATCCGGGTGTGGTACGAAACTATCCCACGTTTTACCCATAAAGCCGCCATGCCCGTGATCGTAAGGCTCACCGTTCATCCATTTCGTTAGCACTTCGAAAATGTCCGGTTCTTTTGATAAGCCGTATGGCGGGTCTGTTACGATGCTATCTACACTATTGTCCGGTAACTCCTTTAATTTATCGCGACAGTCGCCTTTTAAAATCGTGTATTGTGTCGCCATCCTATCGCTCCCCTTCCGTTTCATTTACCGTCAAACTGTACCCTTCGCCCATCCTTGCCCACGATTCAAACACACGCGCTATCTTCGCCGTGGCTACCGCAATAAGTCGATTGACCGTTTGCTTGCTCGATTGCTTGCCCGTCAGCCTGCCTAACGCTATGCCTGCGTCGGTCTGTGTCAAGTCATCGACAAATACCAGCCGCAAGGCTAAACGTTGCCTATTCGTCAAGCCTGCGCGTTCGATCGCCGTGTGCAAGTCCAGCAGGATGTCGCTCGCTGCGTAGTCGCCTTTGTAGCGCCGTTCGCATAGCGCGTGGTAGTCCCGCAACAGCCGTTTCACTCCATCGGCGCTGTCTAGCGCGTACCTTCCGTTTAGTGCCCGTTCCTTTTCATGTATGTCGATTTTGACCGATCCGATAGTAATCACCGTCCATTTTCCGTTATTTTCCTTATTGCGTAAACTGCCTTCGTAAATTCACTAACTTCGCCTCTCGGTGTCGGGTTTAAAACATGAGCCGGTATGCCTGGCGTTTCTATTAACGGTTTGTACCGTTGCTCCGCCCAGGTAACTCCGAGTTCTTTGGCGACTTGCTCCGTATATGGCAATACGTTCAACGACGAAAATTTCAAGTGGTCGTCGTAATCGTTCTGAACGAAAAACGCACCGTATGCTTTGCGACTTAGCGCGTCGCAGTGAACGATAATGGCGTTCATGCCTCGGATTAGCGTGTTGAACAGCAGAAAAGGCAGCGCACGATCACTTAATTCTTCGCAATGGTAAACGTACCAGGACGGCTTATAGTCGAACGGCGAGTGCTTCATACGGTCGCGATTCCATGCCGTAATAGTCATTCCGCCTGTGCCGGCACAAGGTTCGTAGTGCAAGCCGTTATAGTCGTCAGTTCCGGCTAACTGCGTAATCAATTCGTTAATACTTTGCGGCGTGAAGTCCTGTTTTTTCTTTTTGCGATCGGCATGTTCGTCCTCGAAATATTCCCGGAACCAATCGTAGGTGACGTCGTAGTTAAATTCGTCTAAAAACGCCTTGAACAAGCGCTCTCGTTCCGGCTTGTCGTATAATATCTCCATCAAGCGCGCTGGCGCTTTGTAGCTGTCGTCGATTCCAAGTAACTCATTGATTCGGTTAATTTTCGTCATCTGGGCGCTCCTTCCGCTTGTATAATCGTCAAACTCGTAAAATACGATTCGTCGGCGAGTTGATATGTTCGGTCGCCTTGTGTCCGCGTCATTCAGCAGCCCCCATTTCGATAAATCCATCTGTAACCGCCTCGGCCCCAAACTCTTTGACGACAAACTCGCGCGCCTTGTTGTCCGTTTTGATTTCGTCCTCTGACGGTATCCAGTTGAAATGACTTCCGCAAAGGTAGTTCAGCTTGTTTAGCAAGCGCTCGTTTTTAAACCAAATGTGAACATTGCCATTTAAAAACATTTTGAACCGCAATATATCGCACTCGAACTCTTGATTGTTTAGCGCCGTGAACTCGCCTTTAACGCTAGAATCAAGCAATTGAAACGCTTTGATTATGTCGTTTATAAAGTTGCGGACATCGTCATTAATCAGCATATAATCCGTGTTAAAGTCCCAGCTGTCAAACGAATGCTTGATCGGGATGATAATTTTCTTGTTTATCTTGTACGCGTTATTCGTTTTCCAGCCGTTGTAATAATGAATGTTCGTGCTGTATTTGTTCATGTGGTACTTCGTAATCTTTTTAAAGATCGATACGACGCTTTCGACAAGGATGTCGCGCTTGTTGTAGTTCAGCGCCATGAGCAGCATTTTAATGTTCGGCAAGTTAATCTCCATTTCTTCCGCCAAACTCAACCGCTTATTTAACTCCTGTATGGCGTCATTAGTCAACATCGCCTTAAAGTCGTCCGTGTCGAGTATCAATTGCCAATAACCGCGCCGTAATCGGTCTAGTTCCTCGTTCAAGTCGTTTGCCGTGAATGGCTTCGACACAACATAGGACAGCTTTCTGTTATACACGCTTTTTCCGCCATTGACCTTGTTAACGTATTGAATGAACGCTTCTTTGTCGCGAATGGCTTTGTACGCCTTTTTCGCTAGGTCACACGCTGTTTCATATTCGAGCACAAGGCGTTCAATGTCGTCTATTTTCGCTTGTATTTCGCTTTGCTTTACGTAGGTAGACAACGCAGTACTTAACTCGTCCTCGCTTGCGTTTGCCACGTTCACGAACGGTATTTTGTCGTAGATACTCTTGCCTGCGCCAGCCTTTTCAATTTTGACATGAATGAGCGCTACTTCGACGTCTGTCCGCCGTTCCGCGTCGACGAATGCTCCTTGTACATATCGAATCTTGGCTTTATGCTCGTTCAATTTTCGCAATAGTCCCTGGCGTTTGTTCGAATACGCGTTCGCAAGTGTTTCCTTGTTCAGTATCGCATATATTTCGCAGCAGCTTAGTTGGTTTTCGGCGAGGTCAAGCGCCTTTAATACGTGGTCGACTCCGTTGGAAAACGGCGGATTCATAATGATATAGTCGTACTCTTTGAACGTTTCATATGTTAGAAAATCATCCCATACGACGTTAAACCCTTCGCTCATCAGCATGCCGGCGAGCCGTTCGTCATTTTCGATGGCGTCTACTCTAACACTATCTCTCCGGTTTAGCTCCTTAATGTATTTAATTAAGTCGCCTTTACCGGCAGATGGTTCGAGGATACGTCCAACGATGTACCGATTACCATCAATCAATTTGTAAAATAGATCGCGAGGTGTTGGGTAAAAATCCTTATTATCCGTAAACAATAAAGCGTCACCCTTTCGTTGTATTTTCGTTGACATTGGTTCCGTTTTGGCGTAACATATACGTAAATAAATTCACGGGGGTGCTTCTGATGAAATCAAGTAATCAGTTCCGAGATCAGCTGATTTATTTACTAGAGCGAGGCCACACGCACCGCGAATGCCGCGCGGAACTCCGTTTTATGCACTCGGTCGCCGCTGCATCGCTCGCAAAATTGTATATGTCCGGAAAGATTGACGAAACTCAATTTGCGAATATGTCGGTCGACTTGGCGCATGATCTCCGTGAAGCACAATCATTTCTACGTTGCAAATATACGGAGGTGTAACGCATGACTTTCGAATGGATTTCTAATGATGGCGACAGCGCCGCGTTTATTGCGATCGACAATCAGCGCCGGTTTTACCTGTCGGCCGGCACACGGGCGCTGCTCGATAACCCGACCGCGCTGATCTTCGGCTACGACAAGGTCAACAAGCGCCTGGTCGTCGCCAAGCCCGACGTGGTGCGGGCGGTTAACGTGCGACCCTACCCGTTTGATAAGCGATGGTACGCAAGCGCGCGGAACTTCGTTAAACAAGCTGGCATCTCGGAGTCGTCGTTACCGTTGCGATTCTACTATGTCGGTAAAGACTACGGAGACACGCCCGCCGGATCATACGCGTTTGAGCTTGGCGACTATGACGCGCCGGACGGCGGCATTAGTAAGTAACGTATCGTAATAGGCGCCTGCCTATCGCGTCTATTACGTTTACTGTTACCGCATTGCCCGCCATTTTATAGAGTTGCGAGTTCGATATGCCTGCGTCGACTAACGCTTGATGCGCTTCGTCTGGGAAGCCTTGCAAGCGAAAGCACTCCAGCGGCGTAAGTTTCCGGATACGATAGTGTGGCGGAATACCCGTTGCAACTCCGTGACGGTCTTGTGCCGTCAGCGTGAACGACTCCTCGCCGTCATCTTTAAATCGGCGCCCGTTTTGGCGTTTATTTTCTCGATCTGGCGTGAGTACAGGACGAACTTCTTCCGCAATCTTCGGCTCACGATGACCTCCGCCCATTGTCGTGAGTGTTGGCTCCACGCCTTCCATGCTGTAAACGCGCTTGATTGCGTCGTGACCTTTTAAATCGACGTGTCTGGGCATTTGCGGCTCGGCAATCTTTGGCTCTGTATTTCCGCCTATACCTAAACCACTAGGAGTTGGGCTCACCCCACTGACCGAATATACTTTCTTTCTTTGTTCATGCCCGTTAATCCCTTCGATTTTTCCGAGCATTTGTAAGCCATCACTATCGATTTCTTGATGACTTTCTAACTGTGCCACCAGTTTCGCTGTCTTTTCTTCGCTCAAATAATACTTTTCATCGACGTTATCTTCGAGAATATCTCGCAGCCTTGTCGTCACTTCCGTTTGTGGCGGCCAATCGAAGTTGAACGTCTTAATGCCGTCAATTTGCGAGATTCTGCGTTTGCCTTTCGCTACTACGTTTGTTCCTTCGATATGCCACGGTTCGGGCGTAATTAAGTCGTCGCGAATCGCTATGATGAAAATGCGTTCTCTATTTTGTGGAACTCCGAAATATTTCGAGTTAAGGACATTAAAGTCGACCGTATATCCAATATCACATAACGTTTGAATAATTGTATTTAGCGTTTTTCCCTTATCGTGTGAAATAAGGCCTTTTACATTTTCTGCGAGTATTACTTTCGGCTGTTTTGCTTTCGCAATACGCGCCATTTCGAAAAATAGTGTGCCGCGCGTATCCTCGAACCCTAACCGTTTTCCTGCTACACTAAACGCCTGGCAAGGGAAACCACCTACAAGTAAGTCGTGATCGGGAACGTCGTTTTCGTCAATTTTCGTCACGTCGCCGATAGTCGGCTCGCCATAAAGCACTTCATAAGCCTTATTCGCGAACTTGTCGATTTCGCTTGCCATGACGCAAGTGCCTCCGAGTTTGTTAAGCGCCTGTTCAAATCCGCCAATACCGCTGAATAGGGAAACATATTTAAATATACGAATCAGCCTCCTTTATTTTCGCCATCACATCGTCTACTTTCGCGCATAAATCGTCTAGCTTGCCGTCATTCACGATTTCGAAGTCTACATCAAACTTGTCGACCCACTGTTCGGTATCATGCGCCAGGTCAGCTTCAGTAAAGTCGTCGCCAGCTTCTACCGCCCGGGCAACGCGCAGCTCGTCCGGTGCTGTGACACGCACGACCGTAAAGCCATTGGCGCGCGCCCATTCGTACTCGTGCGGCTGGCGACCATCCGATACGACGATGCCTTTTGTCGATTTCGAGTCCAGCACCTGCTTGTATGCTGCGTCGACGTGCTTGACCCACACGAGCGGATCTATTTCGCGGCACAGCTCGCCAAACTGCTGATACAAGGCGCGCGGCTTGCCTTCGCCGATGACGTTGCTGTACGCAAACACGCGATGTGCGTAGTATTTCAACGCGTCACCGAACGCCAGCTCTGTAAAGCCGTAATTGAGCCGCAGCCGATCGGAGACCGTTGACTTGCCCGACCGCATCTTACCAACGATTAGGATTTTCGGCACATTGTCGCTCACTCGCCGTCACCTCCTGCCGCCACCATTACAGCGCGTAATACTGCGGTCAGTTGTGATTCGTTAAAGGTTGACGCCGTGCGATCGTCTAAGAATGCGATGTCGTGTGTGTTTGACTCCGTCTGCTGGGCAAACTTGTCGAGGTTGCGCTGCGTGTCGGTTAGTTGACGTTCTAATGACGTCACGCGGCGCGCTAGGTTGGCAATTAAGTCGATGATTGAATCTGGGTCGTTGGTCGATTCTAACGGAATGAGTACCTTATACCCGTAAGGCCTACGCCCATACTGTCCATAATGAATATGTCCGTTTTGCTCAACTTTATCGACAATAAATATGCCGTTTGCTTTCTCGCACACATGACCGTTAATAAGCACCTTATCGCCAACTTTTGCTTTGCGCTCGACCATGCGGTAGCGTGCGCCATCGATGTGGACGATGTCGGTCGGGCCGAGCGTGGTGAACGTATCACTGCCAGCATCAAGAAATGTTACATCTCCGTATTTTGTGCTCGGAATATCAACGTCAATTGAACCGTCGTCAAAATCGTCATCCTCGGTGCACTTGCCTATTTTACCGGACGCTTCCGGGCACTCTTCACATTTATGCACGTACACATAGTCGCCAACCTCCGCCGGACGGTCAATCTCGACATATTCCCGCAGCACTCCGCCCAGTGATTCGTCTGCTAATACGTGTACCTTCGTCATTATTCAGCCTCCTTTAATAACTCCGCCTGCTTACGCTGTGCTTCTGTAAGTTGTTGCCTTGCATACCACAAGTCTAAATTCGCTTCTTTAAGCCGTTTTTCTGCGAGTAGCACCCTAGTGCGCCAATATGCTACATCGTCAGCCATCGTCACACCTCCGCAAAAAACTGTTCCGTCCAGGTCTCGACTTCGACGACCGCCTGCCGTAGTGCTTCTGCCAACTGCGTAATCTCATGCTGTGCTCCGCGCCCCGGCTTCCGCTTACTGTAAAAATCGAGCAGCGCCCGCAAATTTGCCGTCATGACGAGGTTTGTCGCGGTTGCGTTGGGCAACACTGCACGGGCATCTTCGGCAGGCACGCCAGCTTTGCGCAACCGGTCGTACGCATACTGGGCGGCGTCCATCGCTTCATCAAAGTATTCTCGCGTGGTAACGTCTACCCTATGAGGCACGACGTAATTAAACCCGCCCGACTTGTCGCCACTGCCTAGTTTGACGTACCGCTGGCTTTGCACGCTGAACGAAAAGCCGACACGGTGGCGTGTTAGCTGTGCTAGTAACGCCCGACTAATGCCTTCAATCGCAAAGGTGAACGTCAGATGCTCGAGTGTCGACAGATGTTTACTGCGGAATATCGACCGAAACAGCCGGTCAGCGTCCGTGCCTGGGCCGCCGTCTGTCGCCTGCTTACCGAAGTACTTCGCGCCCTCCTTTACGACGATTTCACTAGGCTTATTCGGTGAATAGCATGTACGAATAGCCGTCAGGGCGACCGCTTGGCCATCCGTGTAATCCGGCATCCGTTCCATTTCGCTGTGCATTGCTAAATCCACCATAAACTCGGCACTTAACTGCGTATGCGCTAATAATTTTACGTTCATTCATTTGGCATCGCTTCCGTAGCTTTCTCAATTTCATCCATGACACTATCAAATCGTTCTTCGTGCGATTCCTTCACTACACCCGTGCTGCCAAAGCCTCCTGTGCCGCGGCTGCTGTCATCCAGTTCGTCGACTTCCATAAACGTTGCGTGCTTGACCGGCGCGATAACGCCCTGCGCGATGCGATCGCCTTTGCGTATTAAATACGTATCGTTCGGGTATATATCGCCACTTGTCCGGTAGTCGATTCCGTCAACATGCGTTAAATACTGCGCCACGTTTTCGTACGCATTTTCCGCGGTGTTATCGACAATCACGCCGATTTCGCCTCTATATCCGGCGTCCACCGTGCCGAGTTGTACACGCAGTTTCGTTTTTAGCGTAATACCCGACCGTGGTCGTATTTGCAACTCGTAACCTTCCGGCAACTCGAACGCAAGCCCTGTCGGCACTTTGACCGTTTCGCCAGGCTCGACAATTATATCCTCAACGGCAACGAGATCGAATCCTGCGTCGCCGGTCTTGGCGTATTGCGGGATTACTGCGTCTGGGTGTAGGCGTTTAATTTTGACGCTAAGACTTGATGGTGGCGTACAATCGAGTATGCTGTCGTGCCTTTTTTCCGGCGTACATTTCGCTAATAAATCATCTAATTTACTCATCCGTATCCCTCCGATCTATTTAGTCCTTAACTAATTTCTTACCGTCTCTTATGCCAATCTTATAAGCTTCTTCTATAGCATCCACAAAATCCCTAAAGTCACGAGAAAATCTCGCATCTTCTGGCTCAACCGCATCCGACAAAATCATTACGGTTTTATAACCATCGGTGATTTTTATATAGTTTGCGTACTCTTTTCCGCAACCGTTGTTAGGTTGAATTTCCTTTTCTTCTTCGGTTAAATCTTCAAATGAAACAAGGTTAACTTTTAGCACTTAACTCATCTCCTTTTCGTTTACTCCGCCACATCCCCGCGTGCCTCCAACTCGGCAAACTCCGGCGCCATCTCATGATTCCGCAGAATGTCCTCGACTATTTCTACGACCGGATGCCGTTGCGTCTCCGTTAGGTTCACGTGGTCGAAATACTCGAACGCCTGCCGGTCGTACAAGCCGACGAGCAGCTGGTACAGCCCGTTATGCTCGGGCTTGCGTAACCGGCCCACGTCTATTTGCGCGAAGTTGCCCATAAATACGAATTTTGCATTAATGCCCGGCCGTGTCGCAAGTGCCGCCATCGTGCCAACGTCTAAGTTTTGGCACTCGTCCGCGAGCAGGAACGTATGATTAAGCGACCGACCGCGCACCGTCTGAATGGAGTCAAAGAATATTTTGCGCTTGTCCTCGTCGCCCTCCGTGAAATATCGTTTTAGCTCGCCAGGCCGCTCCGTCAATACGTCGAGGTTATCCATAAACGGCGCAATGAACGGATAAGTCTTTTCGTTTAGGTCGCCCGGCAATGCGCCGACATCCATGCCGACCTGCGTTTGCAGCCGCGTGTAGATCAGTTTGCGGTGCTGTCGGCGCTCGAGGACGCTGTCTAACCCGACGGCTTGCGCGATTAACGTTTTGCCACTGCCTGCCGGGCCGGTAAGGAACGTGAAAGGCTTCGAATTGCTTAACGCTTGCATTGCTCGTTTCTGCGCTTCGTTGCGCGCAGTTAGTCCGAAAAATGCCATCGTTGTCCCCCCTTTCGGGCGCCAGCACGACGCCCCTCTACTTTATATATCGTAAGTTACACGGTAATCGTGGCGTATTAATCGAATAAAAAGTCTTCGTCACGTATCGGCTCCACTTTCGCCTTTTTATATCCGTTACCTTTCATCGAGAAAAAGTCGTGTGACTTCGTTTTCGTCGATAATCCGTTAATTACGATCGGGTTGACCGGTCCGTGGTCGAAATGCCCGTTAAAACCGAGGTTAGAAAGTGCTTTATTTGCGTTATACTGAACGAATGTCTTAACGTCATGAGATAAGTCAACGCTGTCGTAAACGTCATGCGTATACTCGACCTCGTTTTCGTAAAGTTTTTCAAGCAGTGCAAGCGTGAATTGATATAACGACGCTTGAGTTTCCACAGACTGTTTTTGGTAAATCTCCTGCGCCAGTAAGCCGATATAAACTCCGTGAATCGCTTCGTCACGGATTATCAAATTGATAATCTCGCCACAATTCATCAGCTTTCCTTGTCCGTAAAAATACAACGGATAATAAAAGCCGGAGTAAAAAAGGAAACTTTCGAGTAAAACCGATGCGACCATCGCCTTATACAATGAAATTTCATCCGTTATACTTTCGTATATCCAGCCGATAATAGAAGCTTTCCGTTGCAAGTACAGATTTTCTTGTACCCACCGGAATAACCCGTCAATTTCTTCCGTGGTCGCTAACGTCATGAAAATGTTAGAATACGACTTCGCATGTACTGCGTTTTCCATCGCAGCCATAAACGACAGAACAGCCTTGCGCTGGTGCCCGTCAACATGGTCGACTAGCCGATGCACGCCGACGTCACCTTGCAGGGTGTCAAGGGCGGTTAAGCCCGCAAGCACCCGCATGTACGCTGTACGTTCGTCCTCCGTCAATCCTTTCCACGAATGAATGTCACCTGTGAGCGAAATCTCTTCCGGCAGCCAAAATTGCCGTGTGTTCTGCGCGTAAAATATTTGTGTAAACTCGTCCTCGTGTTTCGACCAATCGGCCGCAGTGTATATTTTCGACAAAGTACCGCCTCCCTTTTAATCAAACCGTGCAGCTTAAGCAATCGTCTTGGCCGGTGTCTTTCGTGCGCACGTAATAAATCGTCTTGATTCCGCGATGGTGTGCGTACAAGTCGAGCCTCGTCAAGTCGCGCGTGGTATGCGAATCCTTCACGAAGAATGTAAACGAAATGCCCTGGTCGACATGGCGCTGAATGGTCGCGATCATATCAATCACTTTCCGCATATCCATGTCGTATGCTTCTTTGTATAAAAACCATGTTTTCGGCGAAAGTCCTGGCATTGGATAATAGGTTTTTGAGTTACCGTATGTTCGCTCCTCTATCCGTTCCATAATTGGCATGACCGAAGCCGTCGCCGACTGTACGTAGCTTATCGAGCCAGTCGGTGCGATAGCCAGCCGATAAGCGTTATAAAGGCCGGTGTCCATTACTTTTCGCTGGAGCTCCATCCAGTCTGATGCTGTCGGTAAATAAATGCCTTTGAATAGTTCGGCGACACGTTCCGATTTTGGCCACACAGGATTGGAAATGTACGGTTCAAAGTACGTTCCATCGGCATAGTTTGAATCTTCAAAACCGTCGAAAGTCGTTCCCAATTCGGTAGCTATTTCATTTGAGCGTACCAATGACCAATAGTTTACCGTTGCAAAGAAGACGTCAGCAAATTCGCGTGCTACTTCACTTTCATACGGAATACCTTGCTGTGCCATAAAACCGTGTAGGTTCATGGCGCCTAAACCGATAGAATGCATTAGCCTATTCGCCTTTTCTACAGCTGGCGCATTGCCTATGGACGTTTTATCGGATACCACTGTCAGTGCATCTACCGCCAATTTAACGGACTTTTCGAGTGACTTATTCGCCATAACGTTTGCGATATTTAACGAGCCGAGATTGCAGGAAATGTCAAACCCTAAAATATCCGGTAGCCCGTAATCTGTGTATTTAGATACATCGCTAAATTGAAGCACTTCAGAACAGAGGTTCGAAAACTTTACTCTACCTAAATTCCCAAGTGCATGTACTCGATTAACATTGTCGCTGAACATGATGTACGGATAACCGGACTCAAAGCGAAGCGCTGCGATTTTTTCAAGCAAATGACGTGGATTTATCTTATCTTTACGAACATTCGGGTTATCGACAAGTTCGTCGTACATTTCCGTTATGTCCATATCGTCTAGGTGCTTGCCATAAGCCTTATACACGGAATACGGGTAAAATACATAAGCTGGTTTGTTTTCACGTGCCAGTTCTATAAATTTGTCGGGAATAACCACGCCAATACTCAACGTTTTAACGCGGAAATCTTCATCGGCATTAATCTTCTTCGTTTCGAGAAAGTCGTTAATATCCGCGTGAAACACGTTAAGATATACAGCACCTGCGCCCGGCCTTTGCCCCATCTGATCTGCATACCTAAACGCATGGTCGAGCATTTTCATGACGCCGACAACGCCTTTCGCGACGTTCTCAATCCCTTTTATAGGCTCACCTTTCGCCCTAATCTTCGAAAGGTTTAAGGATACCCCGCCGCCAATTTTAGAAAGCTGTTTTGCGGTAGATTCCGCCATATTAATATCATTCAGCGAATCCCCTACTTCAAGCAGAAAACACGACACCAGTTCGCCGCGACGGGATCTCCCCGCGTTTAAAAACGTTGGCGTAGCCGGCTGATATTCTTGATTGATTAATAGTTTCGCAAACTCTACCGCCTTTTTCGCATCGCCGTCCGCAAGGAATAGGGCCACAATCGACACGCGATCCTCGTACCGTTCTAGTATCTTTTTGCCGTCGTTCGTTTTAAGTGCGTAGTCGTTATAGAATTTAAAAGCGCTCATATACGAAGGAAATCGGAATTTCTTCGCATACGCCGTTTCATAGACGCGTTTAATATCTTCGAAACGGTACTTTGCAAGCAGACTACCGTCGTAATAACCATTTTCAACAAGGTAGTCGAGTTTCTCACGTAAATCGTGAAAGAATACCGTATTTTGGTTTACGTAATCGATAAAATAAGCTTTGACCGCTTCTTTATCTTTTTCGAGTTGAAGTATTCCGTTTTCATCACGTTGCATAATTTCGTTATTTAGTCGGATATACCGCACTTAACCACCTTCTCCACAAAAGTTTTAACATCGTTCTCCGTACCAGCTAACTCAAACTTAAGCAATAACGGTACACCGTATTGTTCTGCAATGATGTCGCCAGCCCTTCCGTAGTTATCGCCCCAGTTACGATTACCGCTAACGGCGACACCACGGAGTAAATGACCGTTTGTTTCCAGGAATTTCGAAACTTTCGGGGGCACTTCGCCGAATCCGATCGTATACGTGACTAATACGAAAGGTTCGGTTACAGTTAAGCCGGGTTGAATTTCCTCGGCAGCCAGCCCAGTCTTTGCGACAAATCGGCGCACGTTACCTGTTAAAGATGCGTAATATATCATTTTGCCTTCTTCAACTCTCTTTCTATTTCCGCCCGAGCTCGCCGTTTACTTTCGAGTTCGAGCGTCGTGCTAAGCAGCGAACGTTCCAGCCGGCTTTTACGATATTCCAAGTCGGCGATGTCTTGCTCGGTGAGTTCGAGTATTTTGCGGAGGTTCATTTCGTAATCAGTCCTTTTTGTATCGCATAAGCTAACCCAATTGCGACCGCATCGCTTTCATCGTCCGTTGCAAATTCGCCTTTGTAGCCGGTCAACTTTCTCACAGCGTCGGCTACTTCGTCTTTTTCCGCCTTTCCGTTACCGACGACCGTTTTCTTGACGGCCGACTGGCTTATGGCTGGCGTTGTGAAGTTTAATCCGAATTTGTTCAACGCTTGGTCAATCGCTCCCCATGCCGAGAATACCGGATGGTTTTGGCGGCTTGACCGGCCGTTAAAGTCCTCGCGTACTACCACGTCGAAACCGTCCTTGCCGATATGGTCAGCGATAAACAATGTCGCCCAGCTTTCGACGATCTCGGCGCGCAGACCATGCGGCTGTTTGCTGTCGGTCACAACGTGTGATAGTGCGGTGATAGTCGGCTTGCCCCGCGTGATTGTGACGATGGCAACGCCGGGACGTGCCATAGAGGTGTCGAACGCTAGGATGCGCGTCATTTTACGCCCCCTCTCCTTCGCGTACGTCGCGAATAAATTCGAAAGCGTCGTATAGCTGCTGTTTCGTATGTTGCGAGATTCCTGACCGTAACGCCCGTCTTACTTGCGCTTTGAGTAGCGCATATTCTTCGTCCGTCAGTGACTTCGCACATGCCGTCTTGTAATTGTTAAACGTCCATTTAAACAGGTCGAGGGGCGGCGGCGTTTTCGATTTCACCGCGTCGAGTACGTCAGTCAGATAATCGAACAGCTTATCGCGGTCGGATTGCGTGATTTCCACGCCAAACGCCCGAATGTCTGGCGACTTAGCAAACTCGGCATCGTCGATCACCCAAGCCTTTTTTGCGGCGTTTACGTACAAAATGATGTAGTAGTCGACTCCATACATATGCGAATAGCCAACCGTTTGCATAACGTGCCTGTGTTCCGGTTCATGCATCGAATGCAGCGATGTTTTGGATGCTGTTGTTTGTTTCGACTTTATTTCAAGGCCGATGCGCACTTCTTCGCCGTCGGGCGTCGTATAGCGCATGATACCGTCAGGTGTGCCGTACAGGTAAAACTTATGCCCGCTATGGTTAACTTCGACATTGCGTTTCGCAAAGTCCTCGAACATCGGCGTGCCGTCCGGGTTACGCTCGAATTTGAACCGTGCGCCCGGCATGTGCTTTTCGATGAACAGCAAGTCGCGCTGTATCATGTCGCCGATTGCCGTACCAAGCCGAGTCCACCGCCCTTGATGCGGTGAACGTGCCGTCACATCACGCTTAGCCCCAAGCGCCTTAACGTAAAGCTCGCGTTTGTCCGAGTTGGCCGCCGAAGGTGAAAAGTACGGCCGCTTTGGCCATACCGGCTTCGCTTCGGCATACCACCGGTGAATCTGCTGGTCGAGCGCGTTATCGAAAACCTCCGGCCGTGAGTGCCATTCGTTGAGTAAGTCAGTAAATTCCGCTGCTACTTCGTTTATATTGATCGTCAATCAATCGTCCCCTCTCCGGTTAGTTAGTTAGTTCGCTTTGGCGATATTAGCGCGAGCAATTCGTCATCGCCGACCGTCAACGTAAACGGTCGCAACGACCCGTAAAATCGCAGCTCTGCCTCGGTAATGCCCGCGTCTTTGAATAGCTTCAAGGCGTCGACCATGAACGTTGTATCAAATGTTACCGGTTCAATCTCGCCTTCTTGCGTTAGCACCTCGTAGCTCGCCGTCATTGCTCTATTTTCGGCTACAAACGCTATCTTTGTGCCTTCGTCGATCGGCCTAACCTCGACACGCTCCTCGCCTTTGCCGACAACTTGATTCGCCTTAAGCAATGCAGTAAACGCGTTCAGCGCCTCTTTGACATTCAGCCGCGCGATATATTTAGCGTCAGCCCTATTCGGTATCAAGCGTGAAACATCCGGATAGCTACCGTCAATGGTGCCACCATTTTTCGGGTCGACAACGGATGTCTCTGCGTGGCTGTGCACGTGCTTTGCGGCATATAGCCGATGTGAATCCGTTACGTAAAGCATCCCGTCGGGCGCATGATACACGCCTTTTAAGGCCGGCCGACTTGCCGGAGCTGACTTCGTTACCTTTTCCGCATGCTTCATAAACGTTACGTATGAGATCAATCTTCATCGTCTCCTTCCGTTTTATCTTCGTCTACTACCGCCAACTGATACGGTACGAACGCCACTTCAATCGCCCTGTCGCTCGTAATGAATAGCCCGAACAATGCCGCTAGTACGACGTATACAACCGCTTGGCCCCACGTTGTGGCAACACCTGCCGCTGACAATCCGTAATGCACAATCGGAATGCCAGCTAAAAATACGATAAACCTTCTCACGCGAACCACTCCTCCTCTGTTACTTTTTGTTGCCAACGATCCGGATATATTTCGATATCGCAACGTACTGGCACCGCAAGTTTCACTGCGTTTGCCTGCGTATCTCGAATTTCGTACAATGCTTCCCGTGTAATATCACGCGGGCAGTCGTAAACTAGCTCGTCATGGACTTGCAGCAGAATGTGCACGTCGTATTTCGCCAATACCGGCTGTAAGTCGACGATTGCCTTTTTTAATATTGAACCGGCACTCGCTTGTATCGGAAAGTTACCCGCCTGCCTTTGTGCCGCGAAAACCTTCCACCGATCCTTCGACTTCACGTCGCTGTGCAATCGCCTTTTCCTGCCGAAAATATCCATTACATAACCCTGCTGCATGACTTGACGGTGCTGCTCGTCCATGTAACGCTTGATGCCCGGATAGCCCCGAAAGTAGTCGTCTATAATTTTCTGTGCGTCAGCTTTCGGAATTTCGAGCGTATCGGCGAGCTTGCCGGCACCCATTCCGTATACAATGCCAAAGTTTACGATTTTTGCTTGCTTCCGGTACTTTTGTTGCGGCGAACCGTCTGTATCCTTTTCTGCCTCTATTTCCTCGTAAGTATAGCCACTTATCAAAGCCGCCGTTGTCGAGTGGATATCGCGGCCGTGTTTGAAGGCGTCGATTAGCACCGTTTCATTCGCCATATGCGCCAGCACACGAAGCTCAATCTGCGAATAGTCGATCGAAACGAGTATGCGGTCGGGATCCGTCGCCATAAATAAGTGACGTATTTCCGGGCGCTTTGCTGGGATTTGTTGCGTATTTGGATCACGACATGTAAACCTGCCAGTCGCAGCGCCCCAAGTATTGTGCCACGGGTGAATCTTGCCGTCGTATTTGACTTCGTGCGGCAGTTTTTGCGTAAAAGCCGACCGCAGTTTACCAATTTCCTTATATTCGATCAGCAACGGAATGACCGGATGCTCGCGTTTGAGTTTCTTAATGAATCGGCTATTCGTCGAACCTTGCCCATAATCCGGTAGTTTCAAGTCGCCGAACAGTTTTTTGCTAAGTTGTGCCGGCGAATTAAGATTTATTTCGTCGCCTAGCATTTCATAAATCTTGCTCTGTAGCTCTACTTCTTCCGCCGCCAGCTTGTCGTCCATTTCTTTTGCCATTTCCACGTCAAACCTAATGCCCCGCAAATCTGATCGGATAAATTGGCGGGCAACCGGCATTTCTATCTCGAACACCAGGCGCTTAAGCCGTCGCAAGTCCTCGCGCCGTTCGTATTGTGCCATTATCCAATCGTACAGCTTTAGTGTTTTTTCCGTATCACCAGCCGCATATGGCAGTGCTACCTTCAACGGCACTTCATTAAACGGGATATTCGGAAATAGTTCATCGAAGTTATCGCTCGGCTGTCGGAGCCAGTCCGTCAGCAAATTTTTCAACCGGTGGTCTCGGTTTTCATCGAGTGACATCGCCATGATGCGGGTGTCTGCATGTAGTGCTTCGCGCAAGTTAAGCCCATATTTAACCGCAAACCACTTGCAATCGAATGGTGCGTTGTGCATTACGAGTTTTGTCGTCATCAACGGAATCGTTAGCATGCCGATGATGTCGTCATCCGCCCATATGTTCAGTTCCGTCTTTTCCGTATGATTTAAAGGTAAATAGTAATTCTTCCGCCTTGTTGACACGGAAAAGCCCGCCATTTGCCCGCGCCATGGGTCGAGCGCACCGCCGTCTGGCCCGAATGTTTCGCAGTCGAGTGCAACCAATTCGGACGCTCTTATGTCGTCCGCCATTTGCTGCAACTTCTTGCGCGTGTCAACGAGCACGTAATTCGCAGGAGTTTTCGCCACAAGGGCAGCGATTTTCCCTTCACGTTGCTTTTCCGCCAGCTCCTTGTACAACCGCAATGCCTCCGCCTTGCTAAACCGCCGGCCAATGTCCGCCGGGTGTCTGCCTATCACACCCGACGCCATTGCCGCTTTCACCTCGGTCAAACGCTGCCTATCCGTTTCCGAGTTCTTCATCGCCATAATACGTGCCCACGCCTCGTCTAGCGTTTCCGTCGCCGCCTTTTTACGCTTGGCTGCCGCCGCCACACGTTCGGCCGAGCTATTAGCCGGTGGCTTTCGTATGTTTAACCGCAGCTTTGGTTCGTCCAATCTGCCACCTCCTTACTCGACGTTTATAAGCCGGTAAAATTCCGCTACTTCTCCGAAATGTTCGTCAGCCCATTCGTTAAAACAGTTAGCGTCGCAAAAGTATAAGCTGTCACGGCTGCTGTAAAGCGCCGTGCCTGTGTCGCAGAGCTCGCCGCAAGCCGCACATGGCACGAAGTCAGGTGCGTTGTTCATTCTCGATCACCGTCCAGATCAACGCGGCTTTCGACTGGGGCGACGAGTTTTACATGGTGTTTGTGAATCCAACCGCCTCCTACCAGCGTTAATCCCATTTCGGCATCGATGTAACCAGCTGGAGCCACTTCGTTAATAATACGAATTTCTCCCTCTTTAAACACGTCTTTTAACGTGTAGGTAATTTCAACGAGGTCGCCTTCCTTAAATTCGTCACGCTCCCGATTAGCTTTCACGAACGGCAGGTCTTTTTCACCTAGCTTTTCGAGATTGGAGGCATCTGTAAAACCGATTGTATTACCGTTGGTTACCATAAAATTGGACGTTCCGCCAGTGTCATCCAAAATCTTTACGAATTCCCCCGTTTTGAATCCGTTAAGTGTTCGGCTATTCGCCGTTCGTAACCTCGCATAATCTCCGATATTAAACAATGCATCTTCCGGATTACCCACGCTGGCCTTTTCGTAGACTTCGAAGTTGTCGCCATCTGTATCGTAGGCGTCTTCGTCGTCATCCAAAATTTGCGGGTCTCCATATTCGTCGATCTCAATAATTTGGTAATACTTGCCAGGCGTTAACCACGACTTGTGCGCGGCAAAATCGTCATCAAACTTGACGTAGTCCCCTTTTCGGGGCTCACGGTCGGTCACTTTTACGTACTCGTCGTCAGTTGTCGATTTGACACCTAGCGTTTTAAGCAGTACATTCAGCTCTTCCGGAGTTCCCTCGAATACATTACCGTCAGCAGTCGTTACTTTTACCATTAAGCAATCGCTCCTTTTTCCGTTTTATTGTCCGTGCCGAGTTCCAGCCATCTTTTCTTCGCCGTCTGTTCCGTCGACCAGTATTCGGTCAGCCCCGTGCATTCGAACAGAAAAGCGCGGTTGCCGTCAACCCCAACGATCAAGTCGATTTCGTCCGGCGTATAAGGCTTACCATTGTTCTTCTTCGCGTATACCACGAGCGCGCCATCACGATCGGCCCGTTTACGCAGCGTCTTTACTTGTACGCGGTAGCTTTGGCCGTTAGCCGGGTCACGCGCTAAGAAGTCATAAACTTCGGGGACTAACGGCTTAGCAACCTCATAACCGAGTTGCTCCATCATTAGCTTGGCGGCTGTCAGCTCGGACAGCGCGCCGGTAATTTGGGTTTCGTGTGCCAATTAATCCGCCTCACTTTCGTCTACCTCGATAATCGTAAAATCTTCGCCAGCTTTTCCGGCTTCGTACGCCCTTTTCATTAAATCCGGAATATCGTACGCAAATCCTAAATCGCGCTCGAGGTAAGCGTCCTCCGGGCATTCATTCAACGGACGCACGCTTAGTTCGTGCTTGCCGTTAACTTCTAGTTCCAGCGTCTCCATATCGTCGTAATTCTTGCCATACGTTACCTTAACTTCCATCTATTCTGCCGCCTCCCTTTTCGATATGCTCCAGGCAAGACCGGCAATCGCAATGGCCACAAACAGCGCAACCCCTCGCGTAAACGTAACGTGTGTGCCTAGCACGACTGACAAGCAAAACGCAAGCCCGAATGATAAAAACGCGTAATATGCGAGTAAAATCAGCCCTGCGAGTACTGCCGTTAGAATTGTCGTCATTACTTCTCTCATCCGCTCACCTCCCGTTAAAATGGCAAATCATCGTCTTCGACGTCAACTGCCTCGTCTTTTTTCGGCACTTCCAGCCCGATCAAGCTAACGTCAAAGCCCGCCTTAACCAATAGCTCGATTTGTTCGGCCTCGTCCGCTTCATAGAGCAGCCCGTCGAACAGCGACATATCGAACTTGTCCGGCGCCTTGTCGAAGTTGGCGCGCTGTTCTTCCGTCAGGTCCTCGTCTAAGTCGAGTACCGGCGTCAGGGTCACGCTTGTTGTCGTGCCGCTTCCGGTTTTCGACAGCTCAAACGCAAGTTTTCCGAGCTTCTTTTCGTATTTCTTGATGACGTCATGTACGCCTTGCGCCTGTTTTTTCGACAGATCAACGATAATCGGCTCGCCGCTGGTTAAGTCGAAAAATCCCATGGCAAATCGTTGCTTTGCGCGATACTTCGAGGCCTCTTGTCCGTGTACGTCATTAAAATCCTTTGACCGGTCTTTGTGATATTTCCAGGCTAAATCCCACGGTGTCAAGTTTTCAACCGGGTAACCGTTACGTGATTTTTTCGAAGGGTTTTTCGCGACGAAGCTGTTTACCTGCTTAAAAATCCCGTAACTAAAGAACGTGATTAAATCCGCAGTGCCCAGCACCTTGACAACGTACGTAGTCCCGCTCTTAAACGGTGAAAACTCGACTTTGTTCCCCCCTTCGTTGCTTGCATTAAGAGCGTCTAAAGCGTCCGCCCCTGCTTGGTAATTCGCCATCAAACCGTCTCCTTTCGCCTTATCGGCGTGTAATGTTCGAGCACCGGTTAAACCCGCGCCCGTCGCAAGCTACCGACTAGCAAGCCGAAACCGTGGCGGCGCTTAGCTCGCCCCAGCGACACAATTACCTAACGGCTGCCTCGATAACCTCCGACGGGCGCCGGCGGCTACCTCTGCCGCCGCTCGCTCCGCACGAAATCAATCACGAGTAATATCATCAGCAAAACCGCGCCGCCACCGTACCACAGCGCGAACAATTCCGTTAGTCCATCCATGCACTCGCACTCCTTCGTATTTGCTCAAATTCGTCCTCTAGCCGGTCCAGTTTCGTTTTTACTTCGCTCGCCTGCGCCGATAGCACATCTATTTTCGCTTGTATACACGCCTGCACTTTCGGCGACTTGGCTCGCGCCTTGTTAAGTGCCAGCTGCGCTAGTTCTACGTTTAATTCTGCTAATTCGATGTTTAAAGCCCGACTATCGTGGGTAAACTGACGGTGTAGCTTTCGATATTCGCGTTCAACGGCTTTGCGGATAGTGCTGACGATCGGGCTTGCGGCGGTTGTCGGCTCCATGACGGTGACGATCGTGTTTGTCTTGCCGTCAACGATCAGCCGCTTGCCGTCGACTTCGTAAACGGCCTGCGATCGGCCTTCGAATGACTGCGTAACCAAGTAGTGCGCTTTCGCCATCAGATCGTTAAACCATTGCGTTGCCTTTTCGGACGGCACGCCGAACCGTAAGCCGGCGCGCTCGATTGCGTGAAGTGACGGTTTGTAGTGCTTGGTCATCCGAGTTTCACCGCCTTGATTGATCCTACTGTTTCATATAATAAGTCTTCGTCGTCGCAGCCATAGTACAATCGGTTAGAGTCGTTAGTATACCTTGAAATCCTACGCAATAATGATAAATACAAATTGGTTTTATCTGACATGTGATTACCGCCTTTGAAAAATAATGTTTATATCTTTAAAAATTGTGTTATAATAAAATTAACCATGGCTAATAAATTTACACAGGTCATGTGCAAATCTAAATAATAGCGGACAGTTGTTCGCGGCACTCTTTACGGAAGCGTTGGATAAACTTCCGATGACTTTCTTTATTTCCTCCCAAAGTGCGCCCCAACGCACCAGAAATAAGTAAGTCATTTGTGTTCCCATAACTCCACGCTTCCATTATTAACTTTCTTCGACCGTCCTTCCCCAAAAGGTCGGTCATTTCTTTCGCAATCACTTCCGCCTCGACATTCCCCAACATATCTGGCGGTTCATACTCAGTAACGTTTCCTTCTTCATCTTCAAATGTCAAGTCTGCCAGTAATTCGTACGCCTCCTTTTTACACCAACTAACATAATCGTGAGCCTCTTTTCTGATCATATTGGCGATGTAACGTTTATTGCTTATGTTTGTATCACCTGCACTTAGATATCGCGCGACTTTTTTAATGCAACGTTCCTCAAACCTCGTTTGATCAATTACTTTGTTTCTGATTTTGTCAGAAACAAAATAAATGTAATTGATAATCCAACTATTGCTGTAAACAGCTAACTGATGGTAATCCATTATTATCCCCTCCTACTATATATCCCCAGTTTTTTTTCTTTTTTGGGACATTTTTATTATAATTTTCTTTTCGTTAAAAATCAACAGTTATTTTTTAAAAATTAATGTTGATTTTTAACATATTTTTGTGTACTATTAAGTTGGGAGGTGGATAAAAGATGATATCTTATAAAAAATTTAAAGAAATGATCGAACGAAAAGGAATTACGCTACATGACCTAATGCGGAAAGGAGTGATTACTGACCAGGCCTATAGATCAATATCCAAAGAAAAGCCAGTGCGGTTGGATCAAATAGACGCAATTTGCCAATATCTTGACTTGCCCATAGAAAAAGTTGTTGAGATCATCAAGGATGAAAAATGTTAATAGCACTTACTGACCATGAGGCGCCAGCGGTTAACATCTCGTTGGCGTCTTTTTTATTACCGTAATCGACTACCTTTAACCGCACATAGCCGCGCAACATCCGTTCAGCCTGCTCGTTAAACTTCAGGCCAGCCTTATCGTTATCCCCCGCCAGCCATATTTCTTGAAGCGGACTGCGGCGCAAAATGTCCGCCTGTTCTGCCGTAAATGCTACACCGCCTATTGCAACCGCAGGCTGGCCGACTGTCCACCACGACATTGCATCTATTTCCGCCTCGCATAGTACCGCGACACGTACGCGCTGGCTGTATACTATGTCGGCGCCCCACACGAGATGCCTGATCGGATAGCCGCCGCGGTGGTAAAAGAACGCCTTTCCGCGTGTCGCCCGGTACTTAACATTCGCAAGCCGCCCGTCTGGCATGCGCCACGGTATCGCAGTAAATCCGTGGTAAACGCCTTTACCAACGCCTGCCATGCGCTGGACTTCAGCCGATATGCCACGCCTGCTTAAATACGGGCTAACCGCTCGCTCGATCGTCGTCTCTGGCAGTGTCCGAAACGGCTTTGGCAATCGCAAATTCAGCTTCGGCATTTTCAGCGTGCCATCCGGTCTGTATCCGTAGGCGGCAAGCAGATAATCTTCCGTTTCCTCGTAGCTTTCATTCCGGAGAAAAGACAGCAGCTTGACGAAGCCGCCCGACTCCCATTCCGCGTCATACGCGCCCGAATCTTTCCAGGTGCCGGCATACGGTCCGTCGAGATTGCAAAAGAATGACGGTGTCTGGTCATATCGGAATGGCGACGCTGCGATTAGCTTGTTCGGCGTCCAGCGCGCTCGGTAGCCCCAGTCGAATGCCCGTAACTCATCCTCGATTGCGACGTTAACGTCCTGACCGCGTATCCTTACATTCGGCATTCTGCCGCCTCCTTTCCGCTTGGATAAATCTAGCATACATGCCTTATTTTCATTAATCAAGGCGCCCTTTCGCTAGTTTATAGCCCAATATTTTCGTTTTAGTAAATTATCACGTTGTTTTTCCGTCATAGCGTTGATTGTTACAGTTATATTACATCTAAAATTCCGCGAACTGCGTCGAAATTTCCGCACCTGCCGGCATGTCTTGCACGATGCCCACCGAAGGAATATAAAGGATCTCCGCTTGCTCACCCTCGCCACCGTCGCGTCCCTTGTTAAGTCCAATAAGCCCGCGCCCCTGCTTGTAGTCCGTATCGACTCCGATCAGCAAGTACGCATCTTCGAGCAGCTGCTTCGTTTTTTTGACGTCGCGCCGTTCCGGCAGCGCCAGTTCACGGTTCCCGTCGTCGTCTTTTTCCTCGTTTGTCTCTTCCGCTTGCGTGATCGCAAAAATGACCGTATGCGTCTGTCCGGCAATCCTGCGCAATTTCATCGACGTTGCCGCTGCGTCGCCGCCGGCCGTCTTGCTTGTGTTGCGTTCGTAATCGAGGTAATAAAAAGGGTCGATTACGACGACATCGGCTTTTGTGCGCTCGATGTCGGCACGCAATGCGGTTAAGTTACGGCTGTAAAAATCGTCGTCGTCGACAGCGCGCACTGTAATATTGCCCGGCAAAAACTCGTTTAGCTGGTCGATAAAAGCCCGAAACGCTACGTCAAATTCAGCTGGCAGCTTACCTGCGCGCAAGTCGCTCGAATTAAACCCTGCGTCCATGTTCACGCCTTCGATTTCGGTCGACAGCAGGCCGCGGCGCGCCGACAGACTAACGTAAATCCGTACAAGCACTTCGTACCAGCCCATTTCCATCGCCCAAATCAGCACGTTTGCGCCTTGCATAGCGCATTCAATTGCTTCCTCGAGTGTAAATACCGATTTCCCGCGCCCAGATTTACCGTACACGACGTAAACGTTTGACGATACATAGTCGGGGATCATGCGGAATTTTGACTTCCACGTCCTAAACGACTCGCCTTCTTTGCGCCGGTCATATTCTGATAGAAATTTGTCGCCGTCTGCCTTAACGTCGGTTCCAAGTTTAGAACCTGTGTTCGTGTTAATTATAATACGATCAAGCTCGGATTGCAAGTCCGTAAGTAATTTTTTTCCTTCTTTTCCGTCATTAAAATCATCGGTAAATTTTCCGGTTATAAACCGCATAAGCTCCAGTTTCGCGCTGTTGTCCTTTATTCGTTCCGCAAGGTACTCATATCGATCTGTCACCTGCGGAATATCCATAAAGCCGGGCACCTCGGCAACAACCGTCGCATAGGACGGAGCGTCGCCGTGATTACGTTCGGCATAGTCGACAATAAACCGGTATGCCTGCTTTTCTGCTTCGGTTGGCATGTCGGCTTCCGTAATGTTAAACCGGGCAAGCGCCGATACGTCGTTTTGCTCGATAACCTTGTTCAACAGCATTGTTGCGTACTCCACCGCGTTCACTCCTTTCGACTAGCATCCGCCAGCTTTCGCTTTATTTCCGCCAATTTCTCCGTGTACTCCAAGCCGCCAAACAACGCAACCAGCGTAAGAATATCGTTATATTCGTCCAATAGTGCATCGATTTTCCTCCGTTTTTCTGCCGCCTTTCTTGCGGCCAGCTCCTTCGCAGATGGCTTGCGAGGATCCGGCTTATATCCGAAATTAAGCATCGGCGTGTCCTCCCGTAGAATTATTAAGCCCGCTGGCTTTTGCGCTGCTAAGAACTCGGCTGCGTCCGCGGCTGGTGCAACAACTGACAAGTCGTCGGCATCGGCCTCAAGCCAATCGCCTGTTTGGACGTCGGTCAATTCGTAAACTACGTCTATCCATTCTTCGTCCGGATAATGCCAGTGCTCCGTTCGATAGCCGTCAACCTGGAATAAACGCGCACCATAGCCGGCCACGCTGACAAGGTCGCCGAACTTCGGGCGGGCGGTCATCGGCGTTTCCCCCTTTTTGATTCGCCCGCAAAATGTAGCACGGCGCACTGGTCACGCATGCGATCGTACAGCCTTGCGTCAAACACGGCCGCCATTTCCTCGATTGGCAAGTTGCTAGTGTAGACGGTCGGCATGGCGTTTGTCACACGGTAATTAATGACGCTATGCAAATCGCCCCTAAAGCCTTCCGTCGCCTGCCTCACCCCTATGTCATCGAGCACTGCAAAAGGCACTTGTTTTGCGTTTGTTAGCCGGCGGTAATATTCCCGGGCAGCTTTTTCGGCTACGTCCTGCGGCACATGTGACCTGTTAAATTCGTTATATAACGATTGCCATTCGTTCACGTCCAAGAAGTACGCCGGCGCTTGCAACGGTTGCCTATTCCGCTGCAACGAGCCGAGGTAATGCCGCCGTACGTACTCATTAAGCACGGCGCACGCTGTCGTCGTCTTGCCGGTACCTGGCGATTCCGAGTATAAATACAAGGACTTGATGCGGTCGGCATCCGGTGCAAACTGCCGGCCGAACGTCCGCACATATGCCTCGACAGCCCGATATACTTGCGGCTGACTTGCCCTTGCCGGCGAATTGGCGATCGTCAGCAACCGGTAATCTGACGGCGTGCCAGTAGCGCCAATGCGGCCGCCGCTGCCCGATCGACCATGTATGCCGATAAAATGACCGCAGTTGGTGGTGCATGCCTCGGTGCCGGCCAACTTGCATATGTCCGCTAAAATGCAGCGATGTTCATTCGTTGTCAATCCGCCATTCCCTCCTTAGCTTCGTTAATTGCTTTGACGATTTTGTGACCGCCTACAGCCAATCAGCCAACTCGTCCCACTTGTCGTTATCACTCTCCGCTTTGGCAGCCGCCTCCTTTCGTTTTTCCTCCGCCAGCACCCGTTGCCACACCGCTTTTTTGTATGTCCAAAACCAGCCGAAGCTAACGCCTGGGTATTGCGGGGTCGTTCGGTGGTTGGCGAAGCACTCGTCAACAAACCGTTTTACAACGGCCGGCGAGTACTTGCGCGGCTTCGTGCGTGTGCCGATTAGGTTTCCGAGTAGCCCGCGCTCGACCGACCAACTGCGATAAGGCACGTATTCGACACCGTACAGTTCCGCGTGCTTGTCGGCGATGTAAGCGAGCATATCGTTAACCGTCCACCCGCTGACTGGCTTGTCGGTGTATTTAATTGCGGTCATTCGGCGTCTCCTCCTTCGATAAGCTGTTCATTCGTCAACATGCTCCATCCCCTCCTTATACGCCCAGTATCGCCACATCGTTTCGCGAATGTACGGCAACGGGTCTGGCGTCGCCCGCAAGTGTGTATCGATGTCCTGCAAGAACGCATCGAGGATTTCAGCGGGCCTGCCTCTGTCCTCGCCGCGGATAAACCCGAAATCGTTGTCGCGTAGCATGCCATGCAGCACCTTGCCCAGCCGATTCACCTCGTCCTCACTTCCGATTTTGTCATCGTCGGCATAGCCGGCCTCTTCGAACATGGCGTGCGTCAGCTCGTGGACCATGACCTCGTGCATCCGTGATTTGCACAGTGCATCGTCGATTTTGATAACATTATCGTCATAGCCGACTTGGCCAGCGAGATCATGCCGTCGTACCAGTCCGTTCACCATCTCGATTGTGTAATCGTTGCTGCCGACGCGGAAAGTCCTGTTGTGTAATGATTGCGTCATGTATACGTCACTCCTCCGCTTTATTTTCGCCGTTTTAGCGCTTGTAGGCCGTACCCTTACAAACACCTTAGCCGTACACTAGCGCCTTTATTTCGCGCTGAAATTCCCTAATTTCGCTTATGATTTCCGCCAATGTTGTGGCATCGCTATCGAGTACTTCTTGGTCGATGATCGCTGCCAGTGCCTTGTCTAGCGTTGAGTGATAACTCACCTCGCGCCATTCTTCGCGGGGCGTTGGGTCTGCGCCTTCCGCTTGCCGTTTCGCCCAGTTCGGGGCCTTCGTCGGATCGACGATGATCTTCCGATTAACGATTACATTGCGTTCATCGGACGTTATTTTATACCGCGAATTTACCGTAATATTAAGCGCCATTCTGTACGCCTTCCTTTCCTATTAATGCTGGATTAATCACGCTAATTTGCCGGTAAAAATAAGTGACATCTAGGCGTTGATTCCTTCGACTTCAATGCCGAGGATGTAAAGAATATTTTCTACAGTGTTAAGAACCCCTGCACAATACCCCTCTCCCCATTCATTTAAAGAAGTTTTGCTGGAGTAATTATCCTTCGTCCCTTCATAGAGGTCGCGAATCTGCTCTTCCGGCGTCTTCTCAATTTCGTATCCGTTGACTAGTGCGGCAAGTATTAGGTCTTCGTTGTCACCGTCTACGTATGCGAATTTCCGTAACATACCTACATTCGAACCGTCGCTTGCGTTCCCATGCTCTAGCGCAGATGCTATCCGTACATTAGACCATCCGATCTCCCTTAATGCGGAAATTGCTTCCGCTACTTCTTTCGGCAAAGTTACCTTTTCCATGTTCCGCTTCCTCCTTCGGCGCCGGCGCCACAGTGGCACGCCTTGGCTCTTATTATTTTATTCAAAATACCTCCGTCTCTATCTATGTCGGAATGTACTTATATCGATAAAATCGGTTAGTATTTAACACAGCGACCGTGAGCGATAGCGAACGGGCGCAATGTTTTTATTCTTTTTGATAATTCTTTTTAAATATTTCTTTTTCATTAACGCTAGCGTAGTTTATAATCTACTGAATAGTAGTTATTATCTTTGCGCTGATAGTTTAGCGCCTTTTTCTTTGCCCAGCAGACGCCCGATCGCCCCGCCGTGTTTACTGATTACGCTTCGCAAGGCTTCGTTAATCTCCGCTTCTTTTTCGCGAAACTGCACTCTAGTTAACGGGTCGTTTACGATGTAGTAAATCTTGTCTTTGCCGCGTCCGATCGGCCGCCGCTCGATTTCGACCAGCCCGCTTGCTTCTAGGATGTCATCGATGATTGGCAACGTCGAATACGACAGCTGAAACTTTTCGACGACGCCTTGCCGACCGTTCCACGACCGCCCATGATCGCGGTCGCCTTCGCGGTTGTTGCGGTACCGGAGCAAGTACAAATAGTACAGCGTGGCTTTGTCGCCGATGTACGGATGATATAAGTCGAAAAGCTCGTGATAGACTAGCGTAAAGCCATCGCGTGTGTGCCCCGTGCGAATGTATGCTTGTTGCGTCATATTGTCGCCTCCTTGTCAGTGCTTATCGAGATATCTGCGTAATGCTCGGCAAAAATCTCCACCCTTTCCGTGATCGATTACCGTTTGAATTAGACAAGGCTTTCCGCGTACCACCGTCGGCTTAACACTATATACATCAAATCCAGTGCTGTCGGCAAGGATTCGGTAGGCTTTCGTCCAAGCAAGCCCGAATTTAAGCCCGTCCTTTGCACAAAGTTCTGCGATTAGTGCGTGTGCTTCTTGTTTTAGTTCCGCTTTATCCGCCGGTACAAAACTCGTTGTTTTCGGAACGTTTAGGCTTAGCTTTAACTGATGTTTGTTCTGCTTCCCAGACTCTATCGCGAATTTCACGTCATCAAGCGTTTTTGACCGCTTAGGATGCAAAAACTCCTGTTCTCCTAGCGCTTTAGACGCAATGACAGGAAATAGTGACTTCGCAAAATCTTTCATGTCCTCACCGAAAATATAAGCAACGCCGCCATTTTTAAGCTCTTTTAAAGCTAACATTTTTATTCCTCCTTTTATTGTTCAATTATAACTGCGTCTTGTTCCGTAAGAGTTTGCTCAAGCTTACCGAGAAAGACTTTTAACGTTCGTATAGCGCTCAAATATTCAGACTTTCCATCTGGTATCATTTCGTTAAATTCCCGTGCAAAATGCGTTAAATGTCCGTATTTCTCGATAAACTTGCGCACATCTTCACTAAATTCGAATACTGTATATGTGATTGCATCTCCGTTTGTTACCCGTGTTGCCTTGCCTTCGTACATTGAGATATCGCCGAAAAGACTTTTGTATTGTGCAAGTTCTTGCATCACCCGTTCGTCTTTGACATATTCCGTTCTGACCTCGACTTCCGGCGGCTTTTCTTCGATTGACTCAAGCGTGTCGCGAAGTATCTGCGCGTCGCGTTCGGCTGTCGCCCGCTGCTGTTCGGCAAGTTTACGAGCCGTTTCTTCCTCCTTTAACGCCTTCTTGACTTCCCGTAATTCACGGACGGTCATTTCATCGACCGTTTTCGTTTCGCCCGTTGATGGGATGATGTGTGGTTGTTCCACGAATTGCTGACGGTCAATTTCCACTGGCAACGAAAGCATTTCGAAGATTTTTCCAACCGGTAGGCTTAAAACGGTAGACGTCTGCCGATTTCCAAATTGTTCGTATGCTTGCATCATCGCTCGTGCTGTGCGGTCATTCATCCCAATGCTCTCGAGCCAATCTCCAAACTCACCGTGTGCCAGATCGTTATCTTTAACATGCTTCAATCGACGACCAATTTCGAATATAGCCTCGCCAGCCACCCGTTGGTAGGCGTTTATTTCAGCTGTGATTACATTTATGTCGGTTGACAAAGATTCTTCCGCAGCATCACCCCGTTTCTGTTCGAGTTCCATCCTCGATCACCTCCGTAGGTTAAATATTCGTTACTGTAGATTTTTGCGTACTCTTTGATGCCTTACACTTTATATATCGTAACTAGTAAGGCAACCGTGGCACTTTACAGCAATTTTTTTCGTTCTCACTTATATATTCCCAGTTTTTCGTAAAATGTGGGACATTTAATACTCAATTTTTTTTGAAAAAAAAAATAACCCACGCTTTCGCGCAGGTTACTTGAGGCCCATTTGGGCTTTTCCTTCTACTTTTCCGCCCTGGAACGTTACATTAGCATTGGCGCCAATATCTCCTTCTCCCTTCCATTCATATATTTGTGTCTTATATTCACCGTCGCCAGATTCGCTTTGCAGTTCGCCTTTGCTTCCGACAATCTTAACGACTTGATTGTAAGTCATGCCGGTTTTTATTTGCGAAAACTCCGATTTTGACATCGTAGCTTTATTCATCGGCTTCTTCGTCGTTGCCTCAGCAGACGTTTCTGTCGACTTAGCGTTTTTACTCGATGGCTTGCTATTATCATCGCTGCCGCCTCCGGATCCAATTCCGATAGCACCGACGATGACTACTATGATAACCCAAAACCACCACCGTTTATAAAACTTCTTTTTTTGGCTTCCCCGTCTCCATATTTCAATCCTCCTAATCGTTTATATATTTAGTATAGATGACATATTCCGAACGCGCAACCGCTTTTATAAAAGCAAAAACGAAACGCCTGCCGCAGCCGACACTACGTTATAAGTACTTTCGTAAATTTTTCGCTATTTCCTCTTTGTCCATGTGTAAGTATTGCGTCGTAACCGCAAGGTCGCTATGCCCAAGCGCTTTTGATATGTCGACAATGCTTGCGCCTTTTTCGAGCAGCGACTTTGCGAATCCCCGGCGCAAGGCATGCGGATTAATATTTTTCAACCCGTATTTTTTGGCGTATTTGTTGAGCCGTTTTTGAATATTGTTATTCGATGGGCTTGTGGCGACTGGGCCGCCTTTTTTCGTGATAAAAACGAGGTCGTTATCTACACCATACTCGCGCCTGATTGCGTCGTTTTGCTTCATTAGCACTTCTAGCATCCGAGCGAGTGCGTTGTCAAACGGTAGCAACAAGTCCTGCCGATTTTTCATGATTTCTCCATCTAACCGTAGCAGCTTTTCTGACAGGTCGACGTGCTTGTTTTCGAGATGAGCTACGGTATTAACCCGGATGCCCGTTTTAAACATGAGTAATGCTGCCGTCGCATCCCGCAGCTGTACGAAGTCACCGAGGTCTAACACCGATAATAACGTCTTTATGTCGCGTTCGGTGGCCCCCTCTTTTACACGGCTATCTACTTTAATCGTTATTGGCCGCCAGAATCGCGTCTTAATCCACCCGTTATCAAAACAACGTGACAGAAACGCTTTAAGGCACTTTAACCGGGTTAGCTTCGTCTGGGGCACCACATCCATACCCGCTAACCATTCGTAAATTTTATCGGCTGTTATTTCGTCCACATAGACGATCCCTGTTTTACTGGCGAAATGATTAACGTATGTTTGATAGTCGTCAATTGTTCGCTGCCGGTTTCCGCTTATTTCCATTTGCCGCATAACCGTAGCGAGCGCTTTTTCGACAGTGAGTCGGTCATTGACCGTTTTTGCCTTGCGTTTGGGTTCGGCTCGTCCCTGCGCTGGACGTTCGAAAAGGTTCGATAAATCTTCCGTCACGGTGAGCACCGCCTTCTTTTTTGTCATACAAAAAACGCCTTCCTTCCGTAAATGAAATTTCGGGTCGTTTCGGTATTTGACCGTTGCATTGACCGTTTCATTTGACGGGAAGAAAAGCGCTTATGACGGGCTTTATCGCCCTTTTCCGCTACGTCCCAGGAGGGATTCGAACCCCCGACCTGCG